ATAATTACATCACCTTCATCAAAAGCAACTTCCTTTCTAATCTTAGGCATGAGATGCTTGGTTGAAATGATTTGCTTTTGCTTCTTCTGATATCCTGGAACTTGAATTCTGTACATTCTATCACGAAGAATTGGATTAACCTTACTCTCATCATTATAGCTGAAGATGAATAGGCATCTGCTCAAATCAAAATCAATTTCAGAGAAATATTTATCGTGAAACTCTGAGTTCTGAGACGTGTCTGTCAAGTGAGTTAGAATACCAATAATCTCTTCACCCCTGGGAGTGTCACTCACCTTGTCCAGCTCATCAAAGTAAATGACAGGGTTCATAGACTGGCATTTAATCAAAATCTCTACAATCTGACCCCAGACAGCACCTTCATAAGTATAAGAGTGACCTTCTAAGAAACTACTGTCTGTAGCACCACCAAGTGCGATGAATGCGAATTCTCTTCCTAGAATTTTACTGATACCTTCCTTGACAAGAGTTGTCTTACCAGTACCCATAGGACCCTTGATTGCGAGGGCAGTACCAGTAGCGGAAGGATTAGAAATCCATTGGCCGACAAATTGCATAATCTGCATCTTGGCATCATCCATACCAAATACAGCATCATCTAGTCTGTTCTTAGCATTTTCTAGAAATTCACTTGATTTTTCAACACCATCGGCTCTGGTAATGGACATGTTGTTATATTTATTAAAGGGGATTTTCATGAAAGTATCAACCCAGTTCTTGATTTTGTAAAATTCACCACTTCCTGGTTCCATGTTTCGCAACATATTAATTTTCTTAATAGCTGCTGCCTTGAATTGTGGTGGAATTTCAGATTCAAGAAGACTAAGTCTGTATGGCTTCTCAAGCTTACAGATTTGATTAACCTCTTCCATTTGTTCCAAGATTTTCTTCTGTTCTTTAACGGAAAGCTTTCTGAAGAAAGAAGCGTCATTCATAATATTCTTGTTCTGAAGATTTTCAATAAACTTACGTTGATTTTTAGTTTTTTCCTTCTTGGAGAATTTATTTTTTTGTTTTTCGTATGATTTAATTTCTTTATCGACGTTGTCAATCATTTTCTTATAGAAAGAAGAATTTTCATCCTTCTTTAGCATTTCTTCAAGATGAGTACGAGAATTCTTTGCGATTTCAATCTCTTTATCAAGGTCTTCCTCCGAAAGCTTCTTCGTCTTTCCAGAATTTTCTTCATCATCTTCATCATCTTCAGTTTCGGTTTCTTCTTCATCATCTTCTTCATCCTCCTCCTCCTCCTCTTCATCATAATCTTCATCAACATAATCCTCATCATCATCAAGGTCAATGGCAAACTCTTCATCATCAACAACGGCAAAATTCTTTCCACCACCGATTGTGAATATAAGATTAAATTTTTTACTGTTGCGGAGTGTTGGAACGTCTTCATCATCATCATCATCATCATATTCCTCTTCTTCACTCTCTTCTTCACTTTCACTTTCAACAATTTTCTTATTTTTTTTATTTTTCTTAGTTTTCTTAGTTTTCTTAGTTACCTTAATTTCTTCTTCCTCTTCTTCATCCTCCTCCTCTTCCTCTTCAGCTTCCTTAGCTTTTTTGGCAGAATATTTAGATGGATACATTTTGTTTAAGAATTTTTTGAAATTTTTCTTGGATTTAACCACTTCCGTAGCTTCATCTTCAGAACTTTCTTCAAGAAACTCTTCCTCATCAATATCATCATCATTACCATCACCGTATGACTTTTTCTTGAGCTCTCTTTTTTGTTGTTCTTTCTTTTGTTGCTTGTTCATAGTTTTTGACTTTGGAGACTTATCCTTTGGCATTTTATATATCATTATATTAATTTTTTAAATCTAAATCAATTTTTTTATAATAAATCTGATTATTAAATAAAAATGATTTGAAAAGAATATAAAAATATAATTATATAATAATAGTAGTATGGCAAGCAATGACAATGCAAAAATAAATGTTTCAAAAATTATTGGTATTCAGTTTAGTATTTTGTCACCAGATGAAATACGTAAAGCGTCTGTTGCTGAAATAACAAATAAAGAAACTTATGTAAATAATAAACCGGTAATTGGTGGGTTATTTGATCCAAGAATGGGAGTTCTTGAACCAGGGTTGGTATGTCCAACTGATGGTTTGGATTATATAAGTACTCCTGGTTATTTTGGTCATATAGAATTAGCAAGACCAGTGTTTTATATTCAATATTTAACAACAATTTTAAAAATATTGCGTTGTGTATGTTTTAAATGTAGTAAGCTTTTGATATCAAAAGAAAAATATAAATATTTGTTAGGTTATTCGGGTGAAGAACGTTGGACAAACGTTTTTCAAAAAATATCTGGTAAAATAAAAAGATGCGGTGAAGAGTGTGAAGATGGGTGTGGTTGTAAGCAGCCGGATAAAGTTAGACGCGATGGTCTAGCAACAATATTTGCTGAGTGGACAGGTGGCGATGAGGAAGACAAAATGTCAGTTAGACTTGTACCTGAAACAGTATTGAAAATATTTAAACGTATTAGCAATGAGGATGTAGATTTTATGGGATTTAATTCAACATTTTCCCGTCCAGAGTGGATGATTTGTGAAGTAATGATTGTACCTCCTCCTGCGATTCGCCCTTCAATTAAACATGATGCTCAACAGAGGAGTGAGGATGACATAACTCATATTCTAGTAAATATAATTAAAGTAAATAAGATTCTCCAAGAAAGAATTGAACAAAATTCGGCACAAAATGTAATTGACGATTGGACGTTGCAGCTTCAATATTTCGTATCATCACAGGTTGATAATAAAATACCTGGTATTTCTTCTGTAGCACAGCGTTCAGGGAGACCTTTGAAATCAATTAAAGAAAGATTGAATGGAAAAGGAGGTAGAGTGAGAGGTAATCTTATGGGAAAACGTGTAGATTTTAGTGCTCGTTCTGTAATTACTGCGGATCCTAATTTATCTATTAGAGAGTTGGGAGTTCCTAAGAAAATTGCCATGAATATTACCAAACCAGTAGTAGTTAATAAAAGAAATAAGGAAGCTTTAATGAAGTTAATAATAAATGGTCCTGAACAATGGCCGGGAGCTAAAATATTAGAAAAGAAAAATGGCGAAAGTATTTCACTACGTTATATATCGGACCGTGAAAAAACAAAGTTAGATGAAGGTGATATAGTTCATCGTCATATGTTAGATGGTGATGCTGTATTGTTTAATAGGCAACCTACATTACATAGAATGAGTATGATGTGTCACATTGCTAGAGTGATGAAGCAAGGTGATACTTTCAGAATGAATGTTGCTGATACAAAGCCTTATAATGCTGATTTTGATGGTGATGAAATGAATTTGCATATGCCACAAGATCTAGAATCTGAAGCCGAACTTCGTAATCTTGCTGCTGTACCATATCAATTAGTTAGTCCTTCGAATAACAAACCAATTGTGGGTATATTCCAAGATTCTATGCTTGGTGCTTATCAATTAACAAGAAATACTACAAAATTTTCAAAAAGAGAGGCAATGAATTTACTAATGAATAGTACAACAATGGATTTGAACATATTTACAAATAAAACAGTAAGTTCATTTGATGTATTATCTCAAATATTACCTCCAATTACATTAAAATATAAAAATAAAGTATGGAATGATGATGAAGATTATAGTAAATCAAATAATGTACTTGAAATATATGATGGCAATTATAAGAGAGGTCTATTAGATAAAGGATGTTTGGGTAATGGTACTTCGGGAATTATTCATCGTATATGTAATGATTTTGGAAATATGGCTTCTTCCAAATTTATTGATGATTTCCAGAACATTGTTACTGATTATATGAAGACATCTTCATTTAGTGTTGGAATTAGTGATCTAGTTTCAAATGAAGAGACAAATACAAAAATTGTTGAAGCTATTAATAAAAAGACAAATGAAGTAAAGGATGTAATTGACCAAATACATCTTGGTATATTTCAAAATGAAACCGGTAAGCCAAATAGCGAAGAATTTGAAACAAAGGTAAATAGTATTTTGAATAAGGCAACTGCTGAATCAGGCAAAATTGGTTTGAAAAATCTAAGTAAGGATAATAGATTCGTTACGATGGTAAAAGCTGGTTCTAAGGGTTCAGAATTAAATATATCTTTTATGATCTCGTGTCTTGGACAACAAAATATTAATAGTAAGCGTATCCCTTATGGGTTTGATAATAGAACTCTTCCACACTTTTCTAAGTTTGATGATTCTCCAGGAGCTAGAGGGTTTGTTGAACAGTCATATATTAAAGGCCTTTATCCTGAAGAGTTGTTCTTTCACGCAATGGGTGGTAGAACAGGTCTAATTGATACTGCTGTTAAGACTTCTACTACTGGTTATATTCAAAGAAGATTGATTAAAGGTCTAGAAGATTTGAAGGTGTGTTATGATATGACTGTTAGAAATAACAAAGGTAAAATTGTACAGTTTGCGTATGGTGATGACGGAATTGATACAGTATTTGTAGAAAATCAAATGATTCCAATTGTAAATATGACGAATGAAGAGATATATGTTCATTATTATATTAGCAATGAAAATTCAATTATATTTACGAAAGAAATGCAGCGTAAAATGAAGAAACAAAAGGACGCTTATAATACAGTTGCTCAAAAATATATTGATAAAATGATTGGTGTCCGTGAAGAAATTGTAAAATATGTATTTTCATATAAAAATAATAGTAAGGTACATTTACCAGTAGCATTTAGTTTTATTATAAACAATATTCAAAACCAGTTTAAAATATCTAAAAACTCCATTGTCGATATAAGTCCTCTAGAGGCGTTTGATTTAATAGAAAGTAAATATGATGAATTGAAGTCAATTTATTATAGTCCTCCTACAAAATTGTTTGAAATTATGTATTATTATTATCTATCTCCTCGTGAATTGTTAATTATTAAGAGATTTAATAGAGCATCTCTTACATATTTACTTGATTATATCAATACCATTTATAAAAGGTCAATAGTAGCACCAGGTGAAATGGTAGGAATGATTGCTGCTCAATCAATAGGTGAGCCTACTACACAAATGACATTGAATACATTCCATTTTGCTGGTGTAGCTTCTAAGTCAAATGTAACTCGTGGTGTGCCTCGTATTGAAGAAGTATTGTCCATATCTGATAATCCTAAGAATCCTTCGGTTACAACATACTTGAGAGATGTTGATAAATATGATAGAAATAAAGCACAATCTATTATGTGTATGATAGAACATACAAATTTAGCTGACATAGTTTCATCTGTAGAAATCAGATTTGATCCAGATGATTTATCAACATTAGTTGCTGAAGATAAAGAGATGGTTGAACAGTATTATCAATTTGAAAAGATGATTTCTGAAAGTGGTGCTGAATCTGTATCAGTACCCAGAGAAAAATCCAAGTGGATATTTAGAATGGAATTAGACAACGAAATAATGTTTGAGAAAAATATAACCATGGATGATGTACATTTCGCTATTAAAAATATATATCAGGACGACGTATCATGTGTATATTCAGATTATAATGACAATAAATTAATATTTAGAATTAGAATGAATAACGTATTGAAAAAAGAAAAAGCCAAAAAGGATATTAAAAAGTCACTTGACCAGTCAGATGAAATATACTTACTAAAAAGTTTCCAAGACACAATGCTTAACAACGTTGTTCTTAAGGGAATTAAAAATATTGATAAGGTTATTATTAGAAAAATCCTAGATGAAGTAGTTTTGAATGAAGATAAATTTGAAACTAAAGAATCATGGGTACTTGATACGGTAGGTAGTAATCTACTTGACATTTTAAGTTTAGATTATGTAGATGTAAATAAGACATTTACGAATAATATTACAGAGATGTACCATGTTTTGGGTATTGAAGCAGCAAGACAAACAATTTACAATGAATTTATTGAAGTGATTGAGTTTGATGGTACATATTTGAATTCGCATCATTTGAATATGCTTTGTGATAGAATGACTTATAATTATAAAATGACCTCAATCTTTAGACATGGAATTAATAATGATGATATTGGTGCGTTAGCAAAGGCATCATTTGAAGAAACTCCTGAAATGTTTTTGAAAGCAGCACGTCATGGTGAGCTAGACCACATGAGAGGTATTTCAGCTAATGTAATGTGTGGTCAAGAAGGGTATTTTGGAACAAGTATGTTTCAAATATATTTGGATCAAGATGCGTTTAATGAAATTGATGAAGATGATTATTTGATTACAAATGACGATGATATTATTGAAGAAGCATTTAATAGTGTTGGGGTAGGTGAAGGTGATAAATGTTCATCATCAAATCTTAAACTTAATAACACAGCAACAAATATTAAAACAAAGAGTATTAAAATGGATGATGGTTATGTTCCTGATTTCTAATAGAACTAGACGAATAGTATAATATATTTTTTAATTACAATATAAATATATATTATATATAATAACTAGTTATGACATGTGCATTATTTACATATATTTATCAAAGATTATATGATAATAGAGACCCAAAATTTGTCCATTACACTATAGATGGTAATTTTTATAAATACAAATACGCCAATAATTATAATAAATTTTTAGATTTTTTTAATTATATAACGGCAGACCCTACAAGTTTTTTGTATAATAGAGAGAAATATATAGAAACTTTCTGTTATATTCAAAAAATATACCATGCTTTTATTAAATTTAAAAATATATGTAGATTCAAATATTGCAAAAAATTTGACTTAGATCAAGATTTAATAGGTAATGATTTGAAAGATATTAAATCAAATTATAAGATTAAAATAATAGAGAATAACACAGTATATGAACTTTCAATAAGGGATATATTAAAAAATATATTTTTATCACTAACAAATAATGCTGAATATTTTTTTGAACCTAAAAAACCAATAAATCCATTTACAGGATTAGAATTATCAAACCAAAACTTATACAATATATATTTTGCGTATAAACATACGTCTTTAAAAATACAAATACCATTTGAATATTATTTTATTTGCGGTTTTGATATGAGAAATTACAAGAAATATTCTGAAGGTCTTGTTAATAAAGACATAATACAAGTAAACGTAAGAAATATGGATAATGATAGTTTAATGATGAATATAAATAGGATGTTTAGAGACTATGGATTTAAAAAATTATATTTTTCAGATGAGTTTCCAAACGAAAGAATAAGAGAAATTTTCACTCCATATGTTGAATTGTTTATGTATATAAAATTTGGCCAAGATCAAAATAGAGTTTTTTGGTCAAAGAAACTATTAAAACAACAAATGAATCGTTTTGTAAAATATAAAAGGGAACATAATCCAGGGTTTGGTAGGGTAATAAGAGTATCGAATAAAAGAGAAACAATGACAGGAAAACGTAGTTATAAACGTGTAGTTCAAGATGACCATGTGAGATGGGATCCACATTTTCCATATATAAGGGAAAATAAGGAACCAAATGATACGAGTATTTTTGGTTCGTTACAATCAAATACAGCTAATTTAAACAGCACACTTCCTAGTGATATTTCATCTGAATCTGAAGATAGTGATGATGAACCAGATACACAATTTAATAGTTTTCGTAATTTTTCATATATGTCATCTTTTCAACAAGTATCAAGAACTGCCAGTCTTGAAAGTGATATAGATACCGCATATAATTCTTTAGCTACTCCAAGTATAATTGGGCGTACTATTGATTATATTTCAAATAATGACATTTCAAATAATGACATTTCAAATAACATTAACAATATAGATAATGATGATTCATTGACAAGTTATATTAACAATAATTCAAATACAATTAATGAAATTCATAGTAATATAGTAGCAAATAGTATTTTGACTAGACTTATACAAATTAGAATGACAAATTTAAATGATTCACCAGATACTATATTTTCGTTGTTAGATGGTCTAATTAAAAATCAAATAAAAATAATAGCAGGTAAGCTTTTAGTAAAATATTTGTCTAATCGTTTAACAGATGAAATGCGTGAAAGAATTACAAATGACATAACAGGTAATAATTCCGAACCAATCCTTAATGATGTTGTTACTAATTTACAAAGTTTTTATGATAATATATCTTTAATATCAAACAATGATTTATCAAACAATGATTTATAATTTTATAAATTAAATTTTTTATTTATAAAATTAATTAAGTAAAATTTCTATTATTTTATCGTCTATTTTTGTGCTTTTATAAACAACTTTTGTATCATCTTTTGATATGATTTCCCATTCTGTTTTATCTATTGGCTCACATATACCATCAATACGTCTAAAACCATTTGGGCATCTATTTATTTTTTTCTTTTCTTTTCTCACTTGAAATATTTCATCTTGATCATCTTGATCATCTTTATCGTCTATACTACCTTCTTTTGATATTTGTAGTAATTTATGTATATTATTATACGGAATATGTATTTGAGGATATGCTGTATCATACATTTTATTTAAATTCCCTTTTACTTCATTTAAATTTTCAAAATACTTTGATGTTAATAAAGATTGGGGTAAAATAAACTCATCATCAATTAAATTATAACTCTGTTTAATTAAACTTAAATAACTATCTGTATCAAATACAAATTTTCGTATATAATCATATCTTAGAACTTCATCATAGAATCTTTCATAATAAAATTGTTCATTACTATTTCCAGTAATTAAATTTAGAGTAGGAACTAAAAGTTTATTTTTTTCTTCATCAAAACAAATGTTATCTTCTAGGTCTATTTTCATTATTTTTTCTTTATTATAAGTATTTTCAAAAACTATTAAATTATCACTTAATTTCTTAATAATAATATTAATTCTATCAATCTTATCACTATAATTAATTGATTTATCATTTAATATTTTTAATAATTCTCTTTTATTTGATAAATTACTTGCTTTGTTTATTTGTATCCTTATAAAATTTCGGAAACAATCATAAAATCTGTTTTCTAATTTTATTTTTTTAATGTACAAATTTGTTTCAATATCATTCGTATTACTTTCAGCTGATAATAATTCAGCATCACTATAAAATAATTTACCTCCTTTATCTACAAATAAACTATCTGAATTAATTGTACTAATAATATTATATTCACCAACTTCTTTTGTGTCTGGTTTTGGTTCAACAGGAATAAATTGTTTACTTTCTGTTATAATACCAACTATAGTTTTATCTTTATCTAAAACTTTTGAAACAGGCTTACATGGTATTTGAAATGATGAATTATCATATAACGCAAAAAGCTTCTTTTTTAGTGTAGTATAATTAATTAATAAAGTTTCATCATCAATAAATATTATATCTGTACCATCAAGTAATGAACTTGGATATATTGGTAACATAAATGGAGATTTATCTAAAACAATTTCTACTTTATTATTAACTTCTTTTTTAATTTTTTCAACTATTAATAATCCTATACATTTTCCATTATAATTTACAATTTGTTTTTGGATACCATAATTTATATCTAATAATTTTTGTGCAATATCATTTGAATATCTTAATGTTATTTCTAATGGTTTAAATTTATATTTTTTAGGATTACTTGGTAAAACTCCACATTTATTATCATTTAAGTATATAGTTTTTATATTTCTAATTAAATTCTTAATATCACTCAATTTATCTAATCTTTTTTTACTGAAACTAGTAGTTATATTAATTTCAAACTTTTCTCCTCTAACTTCACTTCTTTTACGTTCGCAATAAAAAATTGGTTCATAGAAATTTTTATGCTTTATTATAATGTATGTTTCAGAATTATTTTTATAATTGTCATTAGAATAATGATTTGTAGGACAAAGTAATTCAATATAATTAGATTCAAAATCATCTTTTATTTCAAAAATTATTAAATTAATAGGTTTTTCAAATATTAAATTATCTTTTCTATTAGATACAATATCCCATATATATTCATGTGTAATACTTGAATCTTCAGACTTTAAAAAATCTTTAAATTCTTCAAAAGCATTAACCATTTTTTCGAATAGTTTTTGTTTTTTTTTGTTGCCTTTTGATAGTTTTTTACCGATTGCTGTTGTAAGATATTCCATTGTAGTACTTTTCCTTTTGCTATTATAAAAAGCTTGTATTAAATTACCATTCATATATTTAACAAACGTATCTAATGTCATTTTTTCATCATCCCAAATTTTCTTTTTTAATTCGTGATTTGATATAACATTTTCAGTTTTATAAGTAAAACTAAATATACTAGCTAAACAAGATATAAATGATTGATTATTACTTTGTTCTGTACCAATTCTTAATATACAGTTAAAATCTCCTTTTAAATTACAATTTTTTAAATCATTGGGTAAGAATTTCTGTAAATTCAATGGTAAATATCCAAATCTGTTAGCATCTAACGGGAATTTATTAGGTTGTTGTATATAATCAATTGATATTTCTTCTGCTAATAAAATTTGTTCTTTTGTTTTTTTACTATCTTTACTCTTTTTATCTAATGATTTTTTATTACTTTGATATTGTTCCAAACAATTACTTTTATTTTTATCATTTTTCGCTTTTTGTGATATTTTAAAACAACACGGAATGCATGAATTTTTATTAAAACCAGGGCTGTTAAAAATATAATCACTATCCCCCTTATGATGTTGTTTTTTGTCATCAAATTCAATAATTTTACCTGAACAAAAAGTACTTTTTAATTCATCACCGTCTTTAGTTACTTGTTCTTCTGTTAGACTAATATTTTCTTCAGAACACCAATATCTAGGACATATATAATAATATTGATTATTTGGATCGGTACTATATTCTAATGCCTCACTATATGAACCACTATGATTTTCATCAATATTTTTCTTTTCTTCTTCGGAAATAATAATAGGTTGTTTTTTGGCATTAGCAGCACAATTTCTAGAATAAAGATTATCTCCTGTATTGAATTTTAAAAATAAATTTTTATCGTAATTTTCAATTCTATTTTGAGCATAACTTCTATCATCTCCCTTTCTAGCCCCTCCTAAGCTTTCACCAAGTTCGGAACCCAATGATAAAGAACCAAGACTAGGGAGACTCATGTTATCTTCATCTTCATCTTTATCTTCGTCTTCATCTTCATCCTCTTCTTCATCTTCATCTTCATCTTCATCTTCATCTTCATCTTCATCTTCATCTTCATCTACCAATCCTCTATTTGAATCTACTAAGAAAAAATCCTCATCTTCATCTTCATCATCTTCATCTTCATCACTTTTACTATCTTCTTTTAATTCATTATCACTAACATATTTTACTTCTTCTACATTATCTTTTATATTTTTACATAGTATTTTTTTTAATTTATCATCAGTTCTCAAAGATATATCAAGAAATGATTTTAAATATACTGGTATTTGTTTAAGATAGTGTATATTATTTATACCATTAACAGTAAATAAATAAATGTCTTTATTTTTTTTGTCCCTTTCAATTTTAATACGGAATCCTTTATTTTCTTCTTTATCATTATAATTTTCAACTCTTTTATATTCCATTTCTGAGTTTGAAATTATATCAAATACATTAGATAAACATTGACCTCTTTTTACTTTTATTTTACTATTTGTTTTAATATTATATACATAATTACAATCTATTATACTTATATTTGATTCATACATATTTGTAAAAAAATTAATTTTATATCCATTCTTTTCAAATTTGTTTTTTATTGTTAATAATATTTTATTAATACCAACCTGAAATATGTCATTTAACTTATCCATATTTATGTATTTTTCATTTTCACATAATATGTACATATCGCCATTAGTTCTTATTTCAAGAAAATATGATATCTTTTTAATAACAATACAAATAGTAAGTCCTTTATGATTGCCAATTAATCTTTGAATTTTAAATATTTCTGATTTTTTTAAAAATGGTATTTTTCTTCCATCAAAAGAATTTGCTTTACTATACATTCGAAAAAGTTTTTCTGTTTTTGCCCCCATATTTAATTTAATTAAAGGAAACTCTTCTGTGGAGTGTAAAGATTTAAATATCTGATCAAGTGGAATAAACATGTTATTAACTGAAGAAATTTTCAATTTAATATATGTTATTCCCATTTGTGATGTATATTTTACAAATTCAGTGTCATTATAATTAATATATATTTCATTAATACTTTCATTATAGTTCTTTCTGTTTGATAGACTCTTTGAGATAGCACTTTTTAATTTTGTTTTTTCATTAGAAAAACTTTGAGTATCAAAAATACCCTTTTCATATAGATAAAAGTAATATAATTCTACTATTTTTTTGTCTATATTTTTATCAGGAAATTTACATAGATATATATCATTATTAAAAATATTATATTCAAATATTAAATCTCCATTGGTTCTAATAACTTTATTATTAAGAATATTATTTTCAGATTTAATATCAAATGGTGATACTGAGTTGTAAAATAAAAAATTATCATGAATAAATTTTTGACCAATAGGAGTTTTTATTAAAATCTTTTCATTTTCAATATATAAAACATCTTTTATTTCCATTGGTTGATCACTATCAAAATCTAGAAATTTTACAAATATATCATCATTAATATTAGTTTTAATATTATCGATAAGTATATTCTCTTGATAATCACTTGTTTCAATTGTTTTTAAAATGTTTGCGATATTTAAATGTTTTAAATGATAACCAAATAAATATATTTGTTCAAATATGATATCGTCATCGTGAGTCATTATTTTAAATTTTATATTTTCAATAGTATCGTCTTTATGAATATAATCATTTACAAATACAAGTTCTACTTTATTTATTTCTAGTAATTTAAATTCATTTTCATTTATTATTTCATCTAAATGATCTTTATAATATTTTTCATTATCACCACAAAAAATCATAATTTTTTTAGTAGTATCATGAGTAATATAGTGTATTTTAAAAACTTCTAACATATATATAATATTTGTATATATTTATATTATAAATAAATACAATTACAAATTACTTTTCTATAAATCATAATATGGATTATCACTTATAGTCATACCGCAATATTCCTTAGGGCTTTTTTTATAATCAACAGGAACATAAATATTTGCTGATTTCGCTTGTTCTAGAAGAAATTTAAAGTTATCCCAAAATTCTCTATTATGACCAACTGATACACTTGCTACATGAGCTAATTCATGTATTCCAACAAATGTTAGCGTTTCAATGTCTATTAAATCGTTATTCTGTTTTTGTGTTGTAAGGCAAAATGCAATTTTTTCACCTTTATTTTCACTGTACGCAGTTAATTTACTAGTAGGTAATGTCTCTTGAATTTTATGTGGTTTAAAGTTAGCAAGTAATCGTTTAACATTTTCTTTTTCGGGATATTTTTCACCAACATATTCAACTAGATCAGTTAATTTTTGTGTAACGGTTGCTAATAAATCAGCAGCCATAGTTATTTTAGACCTTTCACGAACACAATATTTGTTACCATCTACCTCAGAAATTATACATCTTAGATTAAATGAATCGGATTCTAAATATATTTTTAAACATAACAATAGTATTACAATTATCAAAATATATCCTAAAATATTAACTTTAGACATATATTTTATTCATATTTTATATTTTTTAAATTTAATTATTGACCACCTTGGCCTAATTCAAGTGGAACTCTCATGTGGTCAGGTTCCATAGTTGTTTGGTGCCATGGTCCTACGTTCATTTGAGGATTAGGAGGTTCAGATCTAATTTGTAAATTAGCATTGCGAAGTGATTGACCAACTGTGTTAATACCGATGTGACTTCCTGCTTTCAATAAATTAACATCGCTTAACTCACCTGAACCAGAAGGGTTTAAAGATGCCCATTCACTATTAGCATCCTTAGGAAGTAATTCCTTAGGATCCATAGTAGATTGTTTCATACATGATGGAGGAAGACCATGTGTGCTAGTGCTAATTCCCTGTACAGTCTGATATTCATTATCAGGTACAGATGCTTTTGGTCCTGAAGCCACAGCTGGGGCGTTGTCACCATTTGACATACCAGATTGAACTGATGCCTTAAGATTACCATAGTTCATCAATAAATAAATTATGATAGCGGCTACTATAACTCCTAAAAGATTTGATTGTACAAATTTAATAGCTTTATCAGCAACTTTCTTCAAAGAACTTATCATGCTCATTATATAAAACTATTGATAAAATATTTTTCTTAAATAGATCATTTATTTATTAAATTTCTTGTGTTTGTTCGATTAATTTTGTTTCATCATTATTATTATTTTTAATTGCGTTATTCATTGCTTTATCAAATTCATCATCACTATCTTCCAATCCATTAACATCCCATTCAGACTTTATTTTTTTTAGTTCTAAATAAGATATTAATGCTTGCTTTTTTGCTTCTTTTGCTTTTCTTCTTGCTTCTGAATATATTTCCATATAAACTTCATCTGGTTTTTTTAAGGTTATTTCTTCTAAATTTTCAGCATCATCTAAATTCAATTGCACTTCTTCCATTTTTAAATCTTCTAATTCTGATATTTCTTCTAAATTTTCTGTGTCTATGATTTCTTTGTTTTCTAAAGGTTCATTTACTTCTAAATTATTACCTTCTAAAGGTTCTTTAATTGGTTCTATTTTATCTGATAAAATACTTTCTTTATTATTATCATATGTTGTAATATTAATATCTTCATTGACATCTGTTTCTTCTTTATCATCATTATCTTCAACATTATCATCTTCTGAATGTGCTTTCAATGAAATTTTTTTTTTCGATCTTACTTCTACATTTGGTTTAATTTGACATTTACTAAACATATTATCATTTAATACCATAACTTGTTTTAATTGAATAAATATCTGGAAATTTTTCTGTGTAAATTTAACACCGTGTATTTGTAATATACATACCATAGTGTTATCAGAATTTACATCTTCTAATTTCATTTGTCTCTCTTGTTGGTCATATATGGAAAGATTGCTAATACTATGTGAAATTCGTGGCGATTCAGTACTAGTTTTAATCATGTTAAACATTCCTGATTTATAGCTTCTAATAGAGCTAGTAAAAGCATTTTCAATATCATCTAATTCTATTTCATCAGCAAACCAATCCCCCGATTTTTGATAAATTAACTTTTGACAATATTCTTCTAAATTTTCAAACCATTCAATAAATACTGTATTTGTTTTTTCGAATAACATATCACAATTAATTTTTTTTGCTGTTTTTACAAACCCATTTTTTGTTGTACATATTGGTGTTTGTATGTATAATTCATTATTATCATTCAATATTTTTGTAAAAAATGAACCACCTTGTAAAGTGATTGGATTTACTAAAGATAATTTTGTGAAATCAAAGGATTCGCTTGGTACTAAAATCTTATAATCACTCATATTTTTATATCATATTTAAATTAAAAATAATATACGCAAACGCATTATAATATAATAAATTTTATATTTATTATTGTATGGAGAGTTCTACTAAAAATATTATTTATACTGAAATCATGGATATTTTAAAAAATGAAGATATAAAATTACAAATAAGAAATTTATTTAAACCGATAATTGATATGTTATTAGCTGATATTTATCCATATATTATGTTATCAATGGTTTTTGTTATTATTAGTTTTTTTATAATTTTAGGAAACTTTATTTTACTTTTGCGTAGTAGATTTTTATATGATAAAATAAAATAATATTTGCCATATATATATATGGCAAAGACAACCAGAAAAAACTATCGTGGTGGTGATGGAGCTAGCTGGGTAAGCAAGACCGTAGGTGATATGGGTGCACAAATGACCAAAGCTTTAAATCCTTCATCCAAGACTAATACTCTTACTGGAGGACGCAGAAGAAGAAGAACTCGCACAAAGAAGGGTGGTGCTAAGAGAACCAAGAGAAGTACAACAAGTACCTCACGCAGAAGAACTCGCAGAAGAACAGGTGGATTTTTAGGAGGTGTTCTTAGCTCTGCCATTGTTCCATTCGGATTATGGGGTGCTCAACGTAAAATGGCTCGTAGAATTAATAAGAGAGGTAAGAAATAAATAAATTTAAATAAATTTTATATTATATTATTTATAATATAAATGGATCAAGGTGCGTTTGTTGATAGTATTAAGCAATGGGTAGCACTAGATAATAAACTGAAAGTTTTAAATGAAAAATGCAAGGAAATCCGAGAGGAAAAAGGAGGGATTTCTGATAAGATTAATATGTTTGTTGAAGAAAATAATCTTGAAGATAATGTAGTCGAAATTACAGGTGGTAAATTGAAATTTACTAAGAATAAATCACAGGGTTCAATCACATATAAATTTCTAGAAAAATGTTTAGGAGAACTTTTTACTGATGAACAGATTGAAAGAATAATAGAACATGTAAAAAATAGTAGAGAAACAAAATTTGAACCAGAAATTAAAAGGTATTTTACGAAATAATTAAATGTTCATAACATTTATGGAGATCGATAATAATATGTATTCTTTTATTAATCATAAATCATTATCTCATTTAGCAATACCATTTTTTTATTCTGTTAATAATGATATTATTAAAAATGGTGAAACTGAATGTTTATTGCATGACCCCAAATGTATTTCTGATAACCTGTTTGATTATTTTTCTAAATGTGAAACTGAAAAAGAACAAGATAAACCTAAGCAAAAGGTAATTAAGAATACAAGGAAATATAAAAGGAAACGTGGTAGCTTTACTAAAAAAAATAAGAAATGAAATTTATATATATATTTTTAAATTATATAATATATATATGTCATCTGAAAATGAAGCAGAAAAATTATATAATACAGTAGTTAGTTTAGTAGTAGCTTTTTTCCCAATAATAATTGTTATTATTTTAGTAGCATTAGGAACAATTAGTGTTATGAGCGGTGTATTGATTGTAGGTATCGTTATTTTAGCAGTATATGTTTTTAATTTCTCATTCAATTTAAGTTTATCAACTGTTACTGGTAGCTCTAGCAATGATGATTGTAGTATTTGTGGAACTAAAAAGTGTCAAAAACACGCTGAATTACATAGATTACACAATCAACTTCATAGTGGTCAAGGTTACGGATCAGGATATAGACGTGGTTTAGGTAATACTAGTATTTGTTCAAATGGATTACCTGTATGGGAACATTATTTAAGAAAATATGGCTTATTATATGATGATTTAGGTAATACACAATCTGTACCTGATGATGGTATTAAATATATTGTTGTTGAATATAATACGCCAACTGATAGTACTGGTATATCATTATCAGAAATACAAGTTTGGGAATCAACTGGTACTACATCAACTGATGATACAACAACAAATGATTATGTTGTTAGTGGGTTGACAAATATCGCACCACAAGGGTCAATAGATGTTACTATTGGACATATTACTACTAATGACCGTAATACTGATTTAAGTGGTAATAGACCTGATACATGTGGTGATTTTAACCAAAATTTAAATGGCAGCGGTACAGCAGATGTATACTATCATTCACATGGAAATACTGGAACACATTCACACAGAAGAAACAATTATCAATATTCAAATCATTCTAATAATCACTATGGACCTAATGGATATATGAGAGAACCTATTGATGAAAATCATTATAACGAAAATCATGACCCTAGTACCCATTCCCACTATAATCCAAATGCTAGACCAATATATCAATACCATAATGACGATCATGGTGTTATTCAAAACAACGTAACACACTCAAGAGAACACCGTTCATTATATGATGAACATATAGAAGACCATTATTTGGAAGGGATGACTAGTGATATTAAATCAACTTTAACCAATAATAACTTTTCAGACCAATACTTGAATATAGCAACAGATGGCAGCAGTAATACAGTTGTTCAACAAGAAACATTGAAAATGGGTCTTCATACATCTAAAAACCACGATGAATTATATGTTGTTAGATTAATTACACCAACTACATTAATGAATGCAACCGTATCATTATTGAATGGTAATCAACAAGTATTATATTCTAAAAATGTTAAGGATAACGCAAATGTATATACTTTCAAATTAGGGGCAGCAGGAAATGAATCTAATATTAATACCGCTATTGATAATTATGATAGTTCATATACACAAAAAACTTATGATGTTTGTCCTATTCCACAAAATAGAAGACAATATGCTATACAACACAAAGCAAGTAATCCTAATAATAATATGAATTGTACAACAGAAACTTTCGTTTCTACTATTAATTTAAAGCCTTTATCTATTAAAGCTAATCCAATCACACGAGATTTAATTTAAATCAAAATTATATAAAGTTAATTTTTTATATAATTTATAAATGAATACAATGAATACAATGTTTGTTACTTTAAAAAAAAACGTAAAAAACCCTATTATCGTTTTAAATAAAAGAGGGTGGTTGGCGATATCTGGTGCTGATAGAGTTCAATATAAGCTAACTGAATATAAAGTAAGTCAATCTAATATGAATAACAGTTTTGTTTTAGAAACAGATATTGACCATGTGGATAATATTGTATTTGTAAAGGACAATAATAAAAATGTAATAAATAATAATTTTGACCATTTACCATGCTATGATGAAAGAATACTTGAAGAAATGGCCAAAAGAGGTGGATTGTAATTATTGAGATATTTTTTTCCTAAAAAATAAACAATACGCCTTAGGTGTTATTACTAATTCAGGTTTTATTTCTCTTACATATGTGTCGTTATAATTATACCATTTACCATTCGCATTTTTTATATTTGCGGTATAGTGACCACCTTGTGTTACTCCACCATGATTACAAACACCATATAATTCATATGTATTATCTCCTGATTTATATCCTATTACATATTTTGATAATTCTATTATATGTGGAATATCAATATTATTTTGCTTTTTCAAATTATTCATATCATATCTTTTAATATCAACAATTAATATTTTTGGTAATTTCCAAAAACACGTCTTTTTATTAATAGCTTCTTTTTGTTTTGTTTTATCATTATACCACATATTATCCCCATCTAATGTTTCAACTTCAGTAAATGTATCAAAACAATCATAAATATTTATACCCCGTTTCTTAGGAGGTATTGGAAGGTTGATTATAAAAAATGATTCTGACGCAACACTTAATATTGATTTTTCATCCAAATCTTTATATTCTACTTCTTTTTTATAAATTAAATTTGCTTGAATACCATAAAATAAGTCAATTATTTCACTATACTCTTTCTCTTGTAATCTTTTATATGACTCCAGGCATTTTACCGCAATTTTATCTTTAAAATTTTTTATTTCTCCTTTTAATACGATATCAACCTCTCTTTTCAGACTATCATGAAAACAACCTAGTAAAAATATTAGGAATTCACTTAAATCATTTTGTTCATAACCTGTAAATAAATCTTGATTCTTATCACCAGCAACTCTTTGAACAGTAGATAAGAATCCTTTGGGTGAAATTGTACAATTTTTCGACCACATTAATTTTCTTAATTCATTCCATTCTTTAAGTAATGCTGTACTCGAGTTTTTATTAACATAATTATATAATGATTCATTATCTAATAATTCATTTAATTCATATGTATGTGAAATTGCTTGCATAGCTGAATTTAAAAAACATGTATTTCCTAGATTTACCAAACCTGTTAATCCACTATTTTCATATTTTGATATATCCATGATTAATATTATTGTTGTTAATTATTTAAACACTTTTGCTTCATTTTATATATTAACTAATATATAATGAATCAAAGTATATTGAATAACTATATGGAACTAATAACAACATCCCAAAATACTATGAGGGAAATGATTACAATTATGAATCATCAGGAAACTACACTAAGAGGTATAGTTAATCGTGATTATGATGATACAATAAATACTGTTACAACATTGAGAAGAGAAAATGAAGAATTAAGAAGAATGGTAAATAACAGAACTTCTCAACCAACGCCAAGACTTAATGTACCAAGACCGTCTGTTAATCCATTATTGTCACAAAGAGAGTTAAGGCCTATTGCAACTACACTACGTCTCCCTACTCAGAGCAACGAACCATTAATATTTAATAGAACTACCCGAGAACCTCTTCGGAATCCGAATTTATCATTTTTACCAAACAATCAAGACCAATTTATGAGAAGATATTTGACTAATATACCTGATTTATTATTTGGAACAATTGGTCAAGAAATGACACCTGTTTTAGTGAGACCAACTGATAGACAAATTAGAGAATCAACCCAATTAGTAAGGTTTGGTAATATAATAGACCCACAAAATAGTAATTGTCCTATATCACTTGAAAGATTTAACGCACAACAACTAGTAACTAGAATTATTTTTTGTGGTCACATATTTTCAACTAATGAATTACAAATGTGGTTTGAAACTAATGTTAGATGTCCGTTATGTAGGTTTGATATTAGAGAACATAGAAATCAAGTATCTAGAAATAATCTTTCAAATGTAAATGAAGAGGAAAATTCAAGTATTAGTTCTGAAATAAATTCTCAAAGTTATCCCGAACCACCACCCCCTTCTCAAGAAGAAACCACAAATGAAAATATTGAAGATAATGACGAGGAAATATATAATAATTTATCAAGAAATGTAGATAATTTGTTAAGTGTTTCAGATGAGATTGCTAATAATTTAACTACTAATATAACTAATGAATTAACCAGAACATTATCTGAAAATATTCATGCATTACGACCATTAGATAATATTACAGCAACAAATATATTAGATGTTTTTAATAATGATATTTCTGGTAATCTGTTAGGACTTGGTAATAGACAAATGTTTATTAATAATTATTTAGATACTTCTAATAATCACGTTTAGATAAGTTTGAAAGTTTATTAATTATTATAATAATTCTATTTAAAAAAAAATGATTTCGTTTAAATAAAAATACTTTTTTACAAAATAAAATAATGGAAGTTTCAAAAACTATAAATAATACATGCGATTTTTGTAACGAGAAACAACCGTTTCTTGTAGAATGCAGAAATTGCGATAAGGGGTTTTGTTATAGTTATAGTGAAAAGTGTGGAATACATTTTGATCATATTAATAATAGTGTTTATTCAATTTGTAAGAATTGCGTTGATGGAATTAGTAAAAAAATTATAATTTCAGTAGATTATTCAAAATTAGAATGCTTAAAGAAAAAGATTAAATTACGTAAAATGGTTAAAAATTAATCATATGATATATTAATGGATATTACACCATATTACAAAGAAACCGTACAATATATTACTACAGTTCATCCGTATATTTATAATTCAGTTGGTATTTATGGTATTTGGATTGGTCTTCATTATGGAGCAACGCATTTATACGCGAGTAGCTGTAATAACTGGAGTATTACCGGTTTTTTTGCTTCTCCTATTATGAATAGTACTCCGTATTGTAAGGGACTAAATTGGATAATCAGAACAGGTTCCGATACTATTGATACTATGTGGGTTACAGTAGGTACATGGATGTCAGGATATTTGTTAAATAAATCCCTCTTTAGTGCAAAATAAATTTTTAATTATATTATATGAATTTGTATAATAATATAATTAACCATATTTTCGAGGTTAGTCCCTCTTTGCTCCTTTCTTAGCTGGTGCTACAGCACCTAAACTTCTTGATCTATTTAATCTAGATTTTACATAGCTTGTGTCATATGTTTTATTATTATTTTCGTTGATATTACCCTTGGATACAGCCATCGCTCTTCTATCTTGTGTAACTTGCGATGAATCTTGACGTGTTACATTTTTAATACCTTTTCCTGATGTTGGACCTGCTCTTGCAGCAAACATTTTCATTCTAGCAGGTCTAATTTTGGGCGTATCATCGCTAGTTACCTCACTACTATCTAAATATTTCTTGGGTTGTAAGTTAGCTCCTAATTTTCTGTTCCATGCGAAAAAACTTGATGAATTACGCATGTAAATCTTTGGGCCAGTAATAAATGATTCTTTACTCATATATAATTATAAATAGATTATTATTTGTAATTATATTTTTATTTTCTGCGAGTTTTTCTCTTCTTTTTAAGAGTTTTTCTCTTTTTTGTTTGTTTTCTTTTCTTCTTAATAGTTTTTCTCTTTTTTGTTTTTTTAGACTTCTTTGATTTAAATCGTAATTTCCCTCCCTTATAATTTACGTCATCAGGTAATCTACATGTAACTAAAACATCTTTTTCATCAGTATTATCATACTCAAACATACATTTATCTAGAATATTGTCTTGTGTACCGTCATTTAATGCTATTCCGCTAGCTTTATTTCTAGCTGCTTTAAGAGCATGGGTTTTTATCATGTCCTCTACAATCAAATCTGGTTGTTGTGTATCTCGGGCGTCATGTGGTATTTTTCCCATATTTGTTGTGCTTAGTACAAGTCCACCAAGCTTGACAATTTTAAAAATAATATTACCCGCCATTATATATTATATTACTATTATATTCTCTCGACTCTCATTATTTTATATGAAGGGCTAAATAATTTGGGATAATGGCAATCTATAATATATGGGACATTGATACATAATTATAGTTTTTAAGATATTAATGAGAGTCGCAAATCACAAAAAGTAAAAAAAATTATTTTCACCCTTTTCTTTTTCTCGTTCTTTATGTATCAATGGACAATTTGAATAAGTAACCTTTTGACCATTAACTGTTTGAGTAAAATTTTTATCAATTAATGTTTTACTACATTTTACATTAACAATATCGTCAGCAACATTGTTAAATATTGCGTTTTCACCAAATAACCACCAATCATTGGATACTTTATCTGTAAAAATCTTTTCAGTCATTTTAATTTTTTTTGCTTGCATTTTTGTTAAATAGCTTTCTATTTGTGTTACGTAAGATACATAATTTTGTATTCTGTATAATGATTCTTGAACACCAAATGTAATTTGATGCTGCATTAATTTACCTGAAGGAAGAATATAACGTGTATGACAACTTTGTAATATAGCGAATGCCATACTATATGCTCTCTCAGCAATACATGTAATATTATTTTTTTGTATCTCAGTTATTAAATTGATTCCATCTTCAACTTGTCCTCCTGGTGAATCTAAATATAATATTAAACTTGAAGTATTTTTTGAATTCTGTATTTTTTCGATAGCATAACTAACACTTTCTTGGTTTATTTCATTTTTCACCATTACTAGATTAGACGTAGTTAAGTTGAAAACTTTATTTGAAAAAACCCCGTTAAATAATATAATAAATAAAATTATTAACATTATATTATTACAAAATATTTATTTTTTTTGGCGTCTTTTTGTTCCTTTACGTTTTTTCATAGTTTTTCTTCGTTTTTTCATTGCTTTCTTCTTTTTTGTAGTCTTCTTTCTTCGTGTTCTTCTTCTTTTCTTTGCTCCACCTGCTGCTGGTGCGTTAGGAGGAGTAGGACCTGAAGCCTCAGCTGATAATTTATGTAATTCTTCATCAGCAAAACTAACTCTATGAAGTTCTGTATGATCATGAGAAAGTGTTTTCATGCCACTTTTAACTTGTTGAAACGCACCCAATAATTTTTGGTCATCTGATTCCTTTACGTCAGTACCCATACGTATATCAGCTGTTTTGATAACATTCATTCCGTATGCTTTATTGTCTTGATCCTTTGCCTCGCCTGTTATTAATCGTGTAACACTCTCACCTTTAATTGTTGTTGTTTCTGATTGTGCTCCTGGTCCTTTTATAAATGATGGAACAGCAGATGTGGCAAATCCAGCAATATCTACAGCATTAGTAAATTTAATTTTCAAGTAAGTAGTGTGTTTTAATGGATTTGGAAGATAAGTTCTTCTCTTTACATTATCAGAATCAACATCTTCGTTATAATTTATATTTAAATCTTTAGTTAAAGCTCCTGTAATATGTCTGTAACCTTGTTTATGTCGGTCATAGTTTGCAGTACCCTTTTTATCTTTTTCTTTTTCGCATGGATGTCTAAATCCAGCACCTGATGGTGGAAGTCCTGGGACAGGATCTCCTCTTGCTGCTAATCTTCTAAAATGTATTTTAGGTTTAGCTAGCTGTCCTTCTGGGGGAGTTCCATTTATAATATCACAAAACGCCTCACTTGTTTCTGTTGATAAAACTCTTGGGGCAGCTACTGAAATAGTGTATATTTCACTTTTTAATGCTTTTAAACCTGGGAGTTGTTCTTGAAACCCTTTTAATCTTCCATTAAATATTAAAGAAAATGTAGTTGCTAATCCACCACCCAATGAATGACCTGTTGTAATTAATTGTATTGATTCTGGATTTGATTGTTTTCCTAAAAATGTTACTAATTCATTACAACAAGACATAATATTATGTAGTGTTGAATATGTAACATTAGATATACCATACAAATATTTATAACCTTCGCCAGCACGTCCTGGTTGTGCTACTAGTGAATCAGGTCGTGTATATGTTCCAGCTGATTTAGCACTATATGTCCCTCTAAAAATAACAAAAATAGCATTCGGGATGTTTTTATCTGCTAATATAAATGTACCTCCATAACTATCATTCGAAATTGAAAAATATTTAATTCTAGCTTCACCTACACTAGAAAACTGTGGGTTCTCAGTAAATGTTTTTTTTGCTGGGTCTTCTTTTTGATATATATTTTTAACCGCAGCTGTATTTACTAAATTTATTTTTTTTGCCATATCATAAAAATCTATATGCTTCATTCCTTCTTTTTCAAATATTTCATTATTAACTATTACATTGCTTTCACTACCCTTTGCTATTCCTGCGTGTTCAACGTCTTTTCCTCCAGCAACAATAAAATTAGCCATAGGCTCACTAAATGAAACCGAATGTTGTTGAGGAGTATTTAAATACTCTCCTAATACGGCTACATCATCAAACAAATCTGTTTTTGCTTCGATAGCACTAGTCAATTTATTAGTTAACTCCTTAGGTACAACTTTACCTTCGCCGAATGTTTCAAGATAAACACTTAAAAAATTAATATTTGTAAAATATGCTAATCTTGCTAAAACAACTGAATAAAAAGATAAAAAAGAAATATCTCCAATTTTATTATTGGATTTTTTTCCAAACATATATATATATTTATAAATAGATATTATTTTCTTATAAAGAAGCTGTCTAGTGTTTGAATATTATTTTTTGCGTTTGATATTTCTTTTAAATAACTATCAAATAATATTGTCTTTACTTCTTTATTACGTAAATCTTCTATCTTTTTATCCATTTTAACACGGTCATCTCCGAATTCTTCTTTGATAGCCTTAATTTTCTTTTTATATTCCTTTACAATAAACGGTTTTCTTTTGAATGCTGGAATTTCTTCAAGAACTAATGCGAATAATTGTTGTACTGGTTTCATTATCTGATTTGTAATATAATGGGAATAATCTGGTTTTAGATTATTTTCTGCCATAAATGCTGGTGTTTCAATTTTATCACCTTGTAACTTTGGATTATTCTTATTATGAAAGAAAACAAACGCAATTCTATCACCCGAAGAAGGTTTGTTTCCTGGGTCTCTTTTGCCAATTCTATCAGCAAGAACTTTATGTGCGATTGATTCGGGATTTTTATAATTAGAACGAAGTGATTTTGTAATAATTAATTTATCTAGTGGATATTTCCCATCTTTTAAATCACCAAGACATTTTGATAGAAATTCCATTGCTTTCTGAATATTTTGTTCTTTCATTAGAATATCAATAATTCCACCATATACATCTTTTACAATTGGAGCATTATCTCTTCTTTTCAGAACAATACCCATACTTTTTTGAGAACATTTATTCACGTCAGTTTCATAAAGCATACCAACATATCTTTTCTTTGAAAGTAAGCAGAAAGGCATAAATGTCTTTTCATACTCTAAATCATGTGGTCCTTTTAGATATTTTGATGCCAATTCACCAGCTTCGATAGCTAATTCAATTGTAATTTCTAGAGCATCTTTACCTACTATTTTTTTTCCAGTTTCAGGATCTTCAGGGTGGAAAGCAAAGAATACTGAGTCTGTATCACCATATATGTATTCTGCCTTTGTTCGAACTTTTCCGAAATTCTTTGTTTCGCAAATTGCGTCACCATATACTTCTTCAATAATTCTCTTAGCATAAGTTAGCAACAACCTTCCTGTAGCAGTTGTCGAAGCAGCAACATCTTTTTCATAAAATGTACTGGTTTTGGCTCCACATTGACCATATAGAGAGTTAGCTGTAATCTTATAACTAAGCTGTCTTTTATCAAGAATATTTTGCATAAAAGGGTCAGATTCAGTTTTTATTTTCTTTCTAGTTGCTTTTCTTGCTTGCAACAATTCTTCCAAAATAGAAGGCATAATACCCTTTTCTCCATTTGGAAATTGTGCCCATCTACATATTTTCTTACCAGACAATGTTTTTATAGCGGCAGCACCAAATCTTGGTCTAACATATTTAAATGTATCATATGTAATATCAACATATTCATAACCATCCATATTATCAAATACATGTTCTCCATTTTCATCTTTTTCACCATATTCATAAATAAGATTACCGTCAAGATCATATTCTTTAGTCCATACTTTACTATCGTGTGATAAATTTTCACTAATCATTGACGAAGGGTACAGCGAAGCATAATCCACACAAGCAACAGGCGTTTCCAAGTATAGATTACATTTTGGGTCTAATACAATAGCACCTTCATAACCATCATCATTATATTTTTTATCTACAACTGGCATAAGTGTATTCTTTTCTCTACATTTCTTAGCAATAAAACTAGTAAGTTTAATACCTTGGCCTCTCATTACAAGAAAGTTCATAGGAACACTACAAATTTTCGACATCTCAATATAACCAGTTACAACATCAATTTTGTTCATTAGATGATGTACAAGGTTACAATCCTGAATACAATATTTCGCAATGATAGCCTTTTGGTCAGGCCCTTCATTTGTCATTCTGAAAATATCTTGTGGAGTAACGTCATCTTTTGCCATTCCCCATCTGACCTTTTTATTCATATCAAAATCTTCAATACTATCTAGAATAAATGATTTACTCTCTTTATCAATCGCAACAATTTTAAATTTTTCTCCATCTTTATAATAGTCTGTACTATGACTGGTTTCTTCAAAATGAACAAAACTACCAACATACAAACCTGTCATATTACTAGTAAATATTGTCGTTTGAGAACTATTGTGTTCATATTTACTTACCTTATCACCTATAAATTGACTAGCAACATGGTCTAACTTATATGAATCCAAGTTATAATCACGTCTGAAATAATTATACAAATCAACTTGTAATCTACCAATCATATTAATATACTTTAAATCGTGTTCTCCACTAGCAATAACAATTTTACTTTGTGCTATTCTAAATTTGCCTTGAGTATATTCTTCATGACAAATTTTACCATCTCCATATTTAATTCTAGAAAGTTCAAGGAATTCTCTATCACACCTATTTTCACGTGATCTTTCATACATAAACTGATAATCAAAACCAAATATATTATAACCAATGATAATATCAGGATCTTCTTTTAGAATTAGATTTTTCCAAGCAATTAGCAAGTTACGTTCATTATCAACGGTATCTATTTGTGTTTTTTCTTGTGGTAATTGGTCACAATCATCTAATACTACACAATGATTTAAATAAGGTTCTTTTTCACCATATTTCCAAAATGTAGAACCTATAAATGTTACCTTATCACCTTCCAAATCTGGAAATGTTTTATCAAAAGATTTTGTTAAAAGTGTAATTTTGTCATCATATTCATAAGAACTATTTGTAATAATATCATAAACGGTTACTTCTTTCTTTAAGAATTTAGTTTTTTTATTGTAATTAAATACAGTAACTTCTTCTTCAATATCTTCATTATCGTAAGAATTATTTGTATCATTTTTAGTATCCGTTTTTACTCTCTTTTTTATCCAATCCTTAATAGTACTTGATAACTCATCCTTATCTACACGAACACATTTTGGATATACTAAATCAATATCATTATTTGAACCATAACCAAAAGCAGATAATACTAACGTTTCAATTATTTTTTTTGCTTTTAGGTCAGTAATATTTTTTTGTGTTTTCCAAAAGTCAATAATATTTGTAGCTAGTTTTTTGTAATCTTTTACAGGCAATGGAAAATCACCATGACTACTACTAGCCTCAATATCAAAACTACATATTTTATATGGTACTTGAGTTTCCTTATTATTTAAAGGAATTAAGTCACCACATTTTACTTTAAATTCTCTAGCACATCTGGTTCTTTTTGAGTTACCTTTTGTCTCACGAAATTTATTTATTTCTACCCAACCTGAAGGACTAATATTTTCAACATGAAAATACCTTAACAAAGGAGGTATATTTGCTTCATAAAGATTAGTATAATCATCCTTGTATTTGTATCCTCTTTTCAATTTCTGCTTATTATCATCATCATAAAATAAATACTTAACTTTATTCATAATCATTGTATTTTTAAATTTCATTTCTACAAAATTATGAGTGATACCACCATCAAAACCATATAACTTCTTCTTTTTTACTAATTTACAAGATATAATACTATCATGCCAATATGGCTTTAGTTCTTTTTTTATTTGAGCTAGAAATCCTTTTACGTCCTTATCTTTCCATGAAGAACCTACTTTTATAAAGAAGAAAGGTGTATAATCAGTAACTGTAATTGATGCTGTTTCACCTGATTCATTAATAGCAAACATTTCTATTTCAAATATTTTATCATCTTTAAAATATTTGCCATCACCGCTATCATCATCTTCCTCCTCGAAATCTTCAGGTGATTTATTAGCAAAATTAAAGTCAAACAAACGATATTCTAGACTCATCTCTTAGTGTAATTTATAATAATATTTTTATATGATTATAAATCAATTTTAAATGTATTTATCAGTAATTTCAATTATTTTTTTTCTATTTTTTAAATCAAACATGGTATGACCCGCTTGTGTAAAATGTAATTTTGAATGAGGTATGTAGCCATGTAATTCATATGCTGCCGATGGAGGACATATTATATCATATCTACCATGAACTATTTCAATTGGTATATCCTTTAATACTTTATATACTTGTTTATTTTTAAGAAAATTCTTAGGAACAAAACAATTATTTTTAAAATAATGATATTCTAACATGGCAAAGCTTTTATATAAATCATTTTTTGTAAGTTCTTTTTTAATTTCACTATCCTTCATTGGTTCTAATTGAGATATTGAATATTCCCATTTAGCCCAACTATATAAAGCTTTATCCCTAACTTTGTTACCTAATTCACCTTCAAATCTTCTGCCGTATGCTTTAATTAAATTATCTCTCTCGTTTTCTGGAATTTGTTTAACATAATCTTCCCATTTATCAGGAAAAAAATAGTTGGCTCCTGTTCCAGCATTTACCCAATCTATTTCATCTTTTCCTCCTAAAAAGATCCCTCTTACTATAATTTCCGAAACGATACTTGGATGTTTAACAGCATATACAAGTGACAAAAACGACCCCCATGAACCACCACATAACATCCATTTTTTTATGTTTAGTTTCTTTCTAATTTTCTCAAAATCTTTTATTAATTCATGTGTATTATTATTCTTGCGTTCTCCTGTTGGAGTACTTTTTCCACTACCTCTTTGATCAACTAAGATTATATAATATTTTTTAGGATTAAATATTCTACTCATTTTAGGTGAAGTTCCTCCTCCTGGACCACCATGAACAATTAAAGCAGGTTTTCCATTTTTATTTCCATAGCATGAATAATAAACAGAATGAATTCCCGATTTAATATATCCACTATCTATCATTTTAGTTTGGGGATAATAATATGTGTCTTTTTTGTTTTTTCTTGTTATTTTTTTACTTTTTTGCTTTTTTCTTCTAGTTTTTCCACCTTTCATGGAAGATTTTTCATTTTTTGACTCTTCTTCCATAAATTTTATTAATCCAGATACAGATCTATCTGGTTCAAAATCCTTTATTTTATTACCTTGAATTGTAGAAAAATGAGGAAAAGCATTTACTTCTTTCTTAAAATTAAGTTCGGGAAGACTATCTTTATTAATATATGCGATTACTGTGTTATTTTCAGGATGATTTTGTTGAAAAATACTGGACGCACGTTCCCAATCAGGAGAAACTTCATTACACGCACTACATTTATCCCAATAAATAAAACAGATTACTTTCATATTTTTATTAATATCATTATTAATATCCCTTATTTTTCTTGTATCATCCTTTTTTTTAATATAATAAACTTTTACCATATATAATTGTTAGATTATTTTATCACATAATTATATATGTATAAAGTTACCACTAAATTTATTTTAGCTATAATGTTATTTTTGATAGGATTATATTTTGTATTAACTTATAAAAGTAATGATGTAATTGAATCATTTACAGGAAATAGATGTCCTGATATGTTAATACAAAAAGGAGATAAAATATTTTTATATAATTCTAAACTTGCCGAAGTTCCAGGAGTAAATCCAATTCAATTCGATAATTTAGAAGAATACTCTGAATTTATTGAATGGCAAAGAAGTCAAAATATTAAGTGTCCTTTATTATTTCTTCAGCAGTCATACGATGTTCAAGGTAAATCAGTATATAAAATAAAAGACCCAGATAATTTACAAAATAATTTACCACAAGAACACGTTAAAACAACAAGTGATAACCAAATGAAATCTAAATTATTAGATTCTCATCGGGATGATAAACCATATAATCAAAATTCATATCCTGGTTTTGACCAACAGAATCAATATGTAGGATTAAATACACCTTTAGACAAATTATATTCAATGGATGAAGTTTCGCGTAAATATAGCGCTAATGCTATGATGAGTAACTGGGGTGGCGTTAAATATAGCAATACACAAGTCGAACATGAAATAATTGCTGATACAGTAAAAAATAATTAATTAGGTTCTTTACCATATACTTCCCATACTACACTCAATCTATATTCACCTTCATCACATTTAAATTTTGTTATAGAATGCTTCAATCTACCATCAAAACATATTAGTTTTCCAATCTCAGGTTTTATTGTTACATAATCATTATTGTCATAATCAGAATATATTCTTAATTCACCCCCTTCAAATTTATTAGGTAATCTTATATACAATACAAAAACTTTTAAAGGTGTATAACCTAATGTAGAATCTTTATGGGGCAATACTGAATACTCTTCGTGATTTTTACATCCAGTGTCTTTGTATAAATCATCCCTGGTGTTGTATATATATAATATATTAGAATAATATTGATACACTATGTTATCTTTAATATATTTTTTGAATACTTCATATAATATTTCTAATTTATTCTCTTTGTATAAATATTCAATATCATCACTATCTTTAAAAACAAAATCAACATTATTAACATCTCTAAAAAAAGTAGAATTTAGATAACTTTTCGAATTTTTTTTACTAACAACTATTCTATTTATAATATCACATTGTTTATTATTTAATACATTTTTTTCTTCAATAACAATTGGTAAATTTTTTATAAACCCATGCATATATGATTTAATATTAATTATTATTTAATATTAAATAACTAAGATAACTTAGATATTTTTACATCTTTAATATTACAAAAATATTCAACTAAATCATCATTTTTATAATCATCTATATATTTTATATTAACAATGCCACTAGCTAATAATATTCTAGCACAAATAATACAAGGATAATGCGTTATATATGCGTCACACCCAAAACATGAAACTCCTCTTTTGGCACAATCGCTAATTGCGTTTTGTTCAGCATGAATAGTTGCTTGTTCATGATTATCTCTAACAATACTTTTATGAGGACAATCTGGTAAAAAACCGTTATATCCTTGACTAATTATCCTGTTATCTTTAACTAATAAACATCCAACTTTTAGTCTATCGCATGGAGATCTCTTTGAAGTTACCTGAACAATTTCTTTAAAATATTCATCCCAGCTAGGACGCTCTTCATTATTCATTATATTAATATATTAATACATATAAATATAATCATTTTAATTTCTTTATACAGAAAAACCTTCTTCTAGAAATTCATCATTATCATTAGCTGTAATAGTACTTCTATTATTACGTTTTTTTGAATTTTCTAAATATTTGATTGAATTTTTAAATATTTCCTTCATATCTTTATATCTTCCAAAATGTTTTTCAGCAGCTATAGCATTAGCACCCTTACCTTTACTTTCGTGCCATATTCCTACATGTTGTATTGTGCTAAGCGCATGCATTTCCTCATATTTTACAAACATATCTATTTTGTTATTAATCTTTTGTACATCTATTTTATCTGTGTTTTTTGACAATAATAAAACTGATTTTAATTGAGATAAATTGTTGTCTAATTCTTTTTCGCCACGAAACCCTTCTTGTTGGTTAGTAAAATTCAATTTTATTGTATCTGTTAAAAATAAAATTATTATAATACAAAATATTATTATTGGCAAATAAACATATGGGTCTTCAAAATTTATCATATATATATAATTTATATAATTTATATATCTATTAATTTACTTAATTTTTGCCAAAAAGTATGATACACAATTTACTTCTTCATCTTTATTTTTATAAAACTCACCATCAAAAATGTAATCAAAATTAAAATACTTCAAAATGCTTTGATGATCAGATATTAAATGTGTATATTCTTGATGAACAGGAATTTGTAAAATGTGTATTAAATATTTTCCTTTAAAATTTTCACGTAAAAACCGTTTAAAATCTGGCAAATGTTCAATAATACACCATGTAGTATCAGACATAAATAAAACATCTGGATTATGTTGATTTAATTTAATCGCAGAAGTTCTATCAATGACATCAATAACATCGAAATTTACATTTTCTAAATGTCCAAAACTTTTATTTGCTTTTACAATTGCTGATCTGGCGTTATCTATACCCGTAATCTGTTTAAATTTCGTCCAATTTTTAAGAAAATTACAATAACAACCTAAACCACAACCAATATCAACTATTCTTTTACATCTTAGATATCTATTTGCGTAATCTGCTAAAAATTTTACAATTTGTTTTTTTTCAGGACATAACATTAAAGATTGGTTCCAAGGGTCATTAGACATTTCATAAATTTGTTCAGTTGAAATTTTATGCGATATAACATCATCAGTTAATAAGTCTCCCATATTATAAATTTATATTAAAAAATTTATTAATTTTTCGATTGTACTTTTATTTATCTTGCGTTTTTTATCATTTTTATCAGTTGTACATAAATTAAATAATTCTTCTTTGTTGTTAGTGCAAATATTTATTAAATTCTGTAAGCTTCCACTGTGGTCCATAATAACCTTAGATATTTTACTACTAATTCCTGGAATTTGATTAAGCATTATTAAATGAATATTTTCTTTAGTTACATTCTCCTTTTTAACACTTTTTAATGTTTCAGAATAGGTAACAGGTTCATATGTCAATTTACCTTTTTTAAATTCACGAGATAGTTTATCACAATACCTCAATATATATTCTGCTGTTTGACTAGTATTTGATGTAGTAAAAACAGAGAATCCTTTAAAGTAATTTAAATCAGTTAGTGCTGACCATAAAGCTCTTTTCTCCATTCTTCCTTTTTTTTCATTATATGAATTCATATTACCTTCTATCAAATAACATATATTGTGATTATTTAAAGAAATAGAATTTATTAACCGTTCCGATTGTTCTTTAAATCTACCATCTTTTATACTTGATGCTAAATCATATAATGTTTTTCTCTCAAAAATGACTATAGGATTTTCAGATAAATCGCAAATTACTATATCGCCTAAATGTAAATTCTTAGAAGTGATATTTAAACTTAAATCATAAAAATCATTCTGGGCTGTTAATTGAGTAATTAAAGAACCTTCTCTGCAATCTGAAATAATTTGCATATTAAATATAATAGTATTTAATATGTATTTAAGTAAAAATAAAATAACTTAACCCAAAAGTTTCTTTGGTGCTTGGTATCTGTATTGGCGGGCTCCAGCCATCATTGAACATACCATAGCTTGTTGGTCAGGGGCTCTGGCCAAAAGAGTACCTTTGGGGATTCTAGGATATGCTGATGCTTGGACAACCCCACTCTTGGCAGGTCCTCCACATGACTTATTAGCGGAGGAATTAATTAAAGAATTAACATTTCTGGCTCTTCCTTCTAAAGTGCGCATTATATATATCCGATATATTTTTTTTTCCACAATATCAATTATAAAACAATATAAATATATAAATTGACTAAATATATGTCGGGTAAATTAGATGATGATATTATAAAACAAGGCGAAAAATTAATTTTTAATCCATATAATAATTTGAACAATGAAATTACATTAAGAGACGTTCAATCTATCCTAAATCGATATGGATTACCAGGAAAGGTTACTAATTTAAAGTTGTATAAGAGGGCTTTTGATCATCGCTCTTATACAAAGAGACCTGAATTAGAAAACGAAAAAAATAATATTATTATTACAGAACAACCTATGGATTGTTTGCCTTTACGTAGTAAATCAAACGAACGATTAGAGTTTTTAGGTGATGGAGTTCTAGAATGCATAGTAAAATTTTATTTGTATAGACGTTTTCCTAAAGAAAATGAAGGATTTATGACAGAAAAGAAGATTGCTTTAGTTAAAAACGAAGCTATTGGAAAAATTGCTTATGAGATGAGACTACATAAATGGTATATAATTTCAAAACACGCTGAAGAGAAGGGTATCAGAACTAATCACAAAAAGCTAGGATGTCTTTTTGAATCATTTTTAGGTGCTTTATTCTTAGATTTCAATAAAACAGAAATGATTGATGAAAACGCATTATTTGCTAATTTTTTTGTAACAGGTCCTGGATTTCAATTCGCACAAATTTTCATAGAAAATGTACTAGAGAAGCATGTAAATTGGAATGAAATAATTAACAATGATGACAATTTTAAGAATATACTTCAAGTTAAAATTCAAAAAGAATTTAAGGTTACTCCACATTATCTAGAAATTGAAGAATATGACCCTGAAATTGGTTATACTATGGGTGTATATATTTGTTTAGGACAGCAAATACACGAAGTAAATATTGAAGATGCTATCTCATTTAGAACACTTGGAACTTTTGAAAATGTTCATGAACACGCGTCAGAAAATGATGGAAAGGCATTTGTATTTTTATCTAAATCGATCCATAAAATTAAAAAAAAGGCCGAACAAGATGCTTGTGCAAAATCTATTGAATTAATTGATTAAAATATTTAACTTTTTATGTAATTAAATATTATATGAGTAATCCACAATTACAAACCTTATTTAATAAACCAATATCTTCTAAATTAAAGGACTTTGATGTTATTATTAATATCCCTGTTACAGGAGAAGATGGTAAGGTTAATGATGTAAATGTAGAAATTGAAGATAAAACTAACGATAAACTAGTTAATAGAACTAGATTTATGAAATCTATAAAGTCAAAAAGAAAAGTAATTGATATTCTTGCTATTACGCAACGAGTAGAAAAGGATGAATTAGAACCTGAAAAGAAGGAAAAAATAAAGAAAGATGCTATTAACAAATTAATTATTAAACCATCTCAAAAGAAAAAATTAAAGCAAGATTTAACAGACACTAGTATTGCTGCTATTTCTGAAATAAAAACTATTCAAATCGGCGATGAAATTCTTTCAAATAGATTACCTATTGATAAAGAAAGTAAGCCTATTATTAAATCAAATTATTTTATGAATAATAGAGAAAAATTTATTAAATTTGTGAATGATTTATTAAAACCATATAGACAAGAAATATTGGACGAGAATAAGGAAACTTGTGAAAATAAAAATACTAAAAAAGACCAAGCTTTATTTACACATCAAAAAATAGTTAGAGATTATATTAATCTTTATACTCCTTATAGAGGTGCTTTACTTTACCATGGATTAGGTTCAGGTAAAACATGTTCTTCTATTGCAATCGCAGAAAATATTAATAAAAATGTCTCTATTATTACAGCTGAATCAATGATAACCAATCAAAAAATAGTTGTATTAACTCCAGCGTCTTTGCGAACAAATTATATTGAAGAAATTAAAAATTGTGGAAATCCTATTTATAAAAAGAAACAATTTTGGGAATTTATAAATACTGATGAAAATCCAGAATTAATTGAAGTTTTATCAGCATCTTTAAATCTACCTATTAGTTATATTAATTCACAACATGGAGCTTGGTTAGTTAATGTTAAAAAACCTACTAATTATGATAAATTGTCTGAAACTGAACAAACCAGTTTAAATCTACAATTAAAAACAATGATTGACCAAAAATTTGTTTTTCATAATTACAATGGATCTTTATCAAGAAAAAGTAGATTAAAAGAACTTACTGCTAGTGGAACAATTAATATGTTTGATAACAAAGTTGTAATCATTGATGAAGCACATAATTTAGTAAGTAGAATTGTGAATAAAATAGAAAAATCCAAACCTACTCCTACAGGTCAATATAATACAGAGGATGAACCATCATTAAAGATATATGATATGCTTCTCAGTGCTAATAACTGTAAAATTGTATTATTAACAGGAACTCCTATTATTAATTATCCAAATGAATTAGGTATTATGTTTAATCTCCTTAGAGGATATATTAAAACATGGCATATACCAGTAAATGAAACAAGAGAATTAAAACAAAGAATTACTATTGAATTATTACAAAAAATATTAAAACGAGAAAAACATCTCGATTTTGTCTCATACAATTCTAATGTATTAACTATTACTAGAAATCCATTTGGATTTGTAAATACTGTATACAAAGAAGAATATAAAGGTGTTAAATTAAATACAAATGGTGATATTATGGAAGATACCGTTTTTGTAGATAACATTATAAAAACACTCACTAAAAATCATATTGAATGTATTAAATCTAATATTAAAATTGTTCTTACTAAAGCTTTACCTGATAAATTAGATGAATTTAACAACAAATTTATTGACTCAGACAAGGGTGATGTGAAAAATATTGATATATTTAAAAGAAGAATTGTAGGTTTAACATCATATTTAAATGATAAAGAAAATTTAATGCCTCAATATGACGCTGATAGAGATTTTTACCCAGAACGTATTGAAATGAGTGATTATCAATTCGCAAAATATCAAGATGTTAGAAATGCTGAGATTACAAAAGACCAAAATAAAAAAAAGAATAATAATTTATTTACTGACAGTGCTTCTTCTTACAGAATATTTTCAAGATCATATTGTAATTTTGTTTTCCCCGAGGATTATCCAAGACCATTTCCAAATGATGGTGGAATTGCTGAAAATATAGAAAATATGAAAAATGAAGATGATATTGATGGTTTAACAGACAAAGATAAAGTTGAAAATCCTAACGCAGGTATTTCTGAAGATGATGTTGAAAAACCATCTGTTATTCAAATTACTTATAAACAAAAAATAAAAGATGCTCTTGACTTCTTAGCATTAAACGCAGATAGATTATTATCAGTTGAAGGTCTTGAAATGTACAGCCCTAAGTTTTTAAAAATATTAAAGAATATTCTTAATAAGGAGAATTTAGGTTTGCATTTATTATACAGTCAATTTAGAACCGTAGAAGGTATTGGTATTTTTTCGCTTGTTTTAAAAGCAAATGGTTTTATACAATTTAAGTTAATTAAAAATTCATCTGGACAATATATTTTAGATATTCCAGAAGGAATTATTGTTGGACAGCGAATGTTCGCACTTTATACAGGTACAGAAAGCGCAGAAGAAAAAGAATTAACTAGAAATATATACAATGGTGACTGGAATTTACTTCCAAATAATCTTGCTCTTCAATTAAAACAAGTAGCACCTAATAATAATATGGGGGAAATTATTAAATTAATGATTATTAGTGCTTCAGGTGCCGAAGGTATTAGTTTAAAAAATACTAGATTTGTTCATATTATGGAACCATATTGGCATCCTGTTAGAACTGAACAAGTTATCGGTAGAGCTAGACGTATTTGTAGTCATGAAAACCTTGAAGAACCACTTCGCAACATTAAAGTAATTTTATATTTGATGAAAATTAGTGAGCAACAGGCTAAAACCGCATCTAATCAACTACAACGATTCGATATTAGTAAAACAGATAAAGATAATAAAATTCCATTAACAACCGATGAAAACTTATTTGAGTTGGCTAGAAGAAAACAGAATATACATAAGCAACTATTAAAATGTGTAAAAGAAACAGCTATCGATTGTGCAATACAATTTAAATCTACATCAGGAGAAGAACTAAAATGTTATTCTTTTGCGGGTGAAACTGACCCTAATGTTTATTCATATAAGCCAAATATTGCGAATGAAGAAACAGATAGAGCTGTTCAAAAAGTTAATAAGAAAGAAGTCATATTCAAAGCAAGAGTATATACCGCAGATGGTAAAAAATATGCGATGAAAATGGATGAAAAAGGTAAGCCAACTGGAATACTATATGACATTGATATATATAAGAAAGCAAAAGAAGACCCTGATATTGAAATGTTGCCTGTTGGTAGAATTATTCAGAATCCCGATGGTACAACAAAAGTTGATTTTAATTAAACATAATATAAAAATAACTAATTATTTATATTATGGAACAGCAACCTGCACCAATATTTGATATATCTAATTCTACTGCTATAAATAGTAATTATTATTACGCATCTATGATGAGTTCATTTCACCATTCCGCAACATCATATGAATTTCTTGTTTCAGGTAGAATGCGTAGAAGTGATTTTGATAATTCCGTTATACACGGCGACGAAAAAATATTTGATAAATTATATAATTATGGTCATAACCACGAAAATAAAAGATTAAAATATAAATGGACACCAATCATGATAGCATCATGGAGTATGAATAGTGTTTTTTTCAATCATTTATTAAATAATTATAATATTGATTTAGATCTTAAAAATGATTCTGGGCATACTGTATTACATATTGTTTGTATTCGAAAGGCAGTTGAATTTATAAATATTCTTATAAAACATGGAGCACATATTGACATAAAAGATGATTATGGTTATACTCCTTTAGATTATTTACATAATTATCCTATTAATATTGATGAAATTAAAGAATTGTATAAAACAGAACAAAAATGGATAAGAAGAAAATTTCTATTTTTAATTCAACGATATATTAAAAAATGTAGTAAATTAGCTGATTCGGGTAAAAAAGTATTACAAGACATGGATATTCTTAGATACATTTCATCATTTTTGTAATATTTAAATTAGCCCTCCACCTCTAGATATATATGGAAATTTAGATTTTCTTTTACGTGTTTTTTTACCTCCACTATATCTTGGCGTTCTTCTTGTACGTCGTCCTGATTGTCTTTTACGTGTTTTTTTACCACCCTTTCTACCCCCTCTTGTAAGATCATAAGTATCACGATTATACATTGATGACCTTCTTGTTTGTCTTCCTGAACTTGTTATAGCTTGTCCTCTAGGTTGTCCTCTAGGTGGTGCTATAGATTGTCCTGAACTTTCTGAAACATTATTAGCTAGTTCACTTTGCATCTTTTCAAGAAGTTTTTTTATTGAACCCACGCCGCTTTTTAGTGGTATTAATGGATGTAAAAATTTTCTATAAAAATGAAGATAGTTTTTATGAGATAATTTATTTCGTTCAGTACCAGTACCACCAGCAGCATCGCTTAAAAATATTTTTTGTATATATACTTTTGTATTATGATGTAATGAATTATTCCCCTTCTCCACACTAGTATCCCATAATTTACTAGTACTATTTAATATCCAATATTTATCATCTATTGATAATGTATATTCTGTAGAATCAGGATATATTGTATTCTGACCATTTTCTAATTCTGCTTTAAAATCTAAAGCACTTCTTGTAACTTCATACCAACTATGATGGTAACAACCAACTAAATATGCTATAGCAACATGGTACATATCATCAAGATATGTTTTTTGTTCTTGGTTTCCTCTACCAATAAAGTATGCTAGTTGTAAATATTTCCATGCTGAACCAGATATTCCACTTTTTATATATTTATATTTATTATTTTTAGCCTTATTTTCAATCTCGCTTCTTTCTATATTTGCTTCTAATTCTGCTTGTCTTATCATATTAAATCTTAAAATACTATTTAAATCTAATTTAAATAGTGTAAATCCTGTTGACCAATATATATAACCTTCATCTATTTTTTCTTTTTTTTCCTGACTGTCTTCATACTGTTTCATATATTCTTTTTCTCTGCTACTTAGTTTTATAGTTACTAACTCTTGTCTCTCATGAGCTGCTTGTAGATTTACATAATTTTGGAGTCTTCTTTCTAAATTGGCTAAAAAATCCTCATTAATTACTATAGGGAAAAGTTCGCTTTCATCATTTTCATTACTGGCGTCAATGGCCTTGGCAATGCCCGCCCATCTAGGTTTTGACCGATTATAATCAAAACATATTGGATACTTGCCTGTTGGTATAGTATGATCTCTAGGAAATTTTCTATTTTTTACTCTCTCTGTATTGCCCTTTCTAGGGTCAGGATCAATATGGTTCCAGAATTCTTCTATTTTTTCTACAAAACTTTTTAAATTTGGTAATGTATTTAATTCACTCTCTATTATATTTTTATTTTTAGCTACTTTTTCGTATATCATATTTAAAACAGGGGCTGTTTTATGTTTTGTTCTAATTTTTAAATAACTATCATTACATTTATTTCCTTGTGTTTTTTCGTATATATTAACATTATCTGATTCTTCAATTCCTTCTATTGCATGACTACTACAATTCCAAAAACAATTCATTAGTTGAACTTTTTCTCTAAAATTTAATGATCTAATACCATCAACAGATAATGTTTCTAATGTTACTGTAAAAGAACCAGGTGTTACATGTTTTGATGGACCTTTACTATCCATGTTATGTTGTTTTCTTGCTAATGGCATACTTCTATTTAATAAATCAACCAGAACATAATCGTTCTCACCACCTTCCACATCGCACGCAGAATCTATATGTTTACATGCTATTATTCCCTCTCTTACTATAATAATAAGTCTAATTATAAAATTCAATATAGATTTATTTAATTTTTCGTCTGCTTGCATTGTAATAGCAGCTATATTTGCCTTTTCAGATTGAAATAATTGTTCTAATGTTGGAATTTCATAGTCCTTTCTTGCTTCTGGGTTTGTCGAACTTGCATTACGCTGTTCTTCTTCTGGTCGCATATTGGTAAATGGAACATGTTGATTAATAAGATTAGTAACTTGTTTAAAGTCATCTTTAACAAATTCTAATACTTGATTTTGTGTGTCTTCATCTGAATTTATATCATATCGTATATTTTCATTTTCATATTCTAGTTTAGGAGTATAATGTAATGCGTATAATGTAGTAACATAATCTTTCTTTTCTCTAGGTTCAAATACATCAAAACTATTGTTATACCAAAATTGCCATGGGTTTCCCCTATGTTTAAACAGACGATCATCTGGTTCCGATCCATCCGTCTTTTCCTCATCAAATAGTTTTTCTATATCATTCGGTAAGCTTGTTACCACATATTTTTTTCTTGGGTCTTCGTTATTAGTTTCATGTAATATATTTAATAATTCTTCATCTGGTCTATTTTGTGTGCTCATATAATATATTTATATATTTATTTGCTATTATTTTTCGTATTTTGTATATATTCTATTAACATATCTATCTTTCTATCCATTTTTTTTAAATGAAAAAGTACATTCTCCATATCATTATTACTATTTATTGGTTCTACTTTTTTCAATTTACTAAATATATCAACGTCTGTTTCGGGAATAAAAGTATCACCTACTATTTCCTGTGGTAAAGTATGTATTTCTTCTATTTTATTCATTGATATATCATCTTTTAGCTCAATACCGATCCATTCTTTAGCTTCTATTACATTATCATTACTAATATCAATATTATCATATTTTCTTTCATTAATTTTTTTTTGAAGTTCATCTTCTACATTAAGAAGTGGCTGATCCATATTATCTTCAAAACTAATTTCTTCAGGAGATTCTGTTTTCATAGAAATTGTAAAATCATTTTGTCTTTTTTGTAATCTAGATTCAAAGTCGCTTAGTCTTTTATTAGATATCTCCTTGTTTGTAACTAATTTATTATTACTCATTTTTAAATTTAGTTCAACTAAAAATAGTTTATTTTTTTCTAATAAATCTGTAGTTTCATTATTTTTATCAATTTCAACTAATAAACTTTCAAATGTTTTTTTAACATTTAAAACGTTAGTATCTATTTCTTTTTTAAATGTTTCATTTTCTAACATTAAATCCCATAAAAACCCTTTATTTTCTTGCGATAGAAACATATTATAATAAATAATTATAATATATTTTTAAATTAATATACTGTATTAAAATATACTTTTCTATACTTAGTCATTTCATCATCACTTATTTTACCTTTTTTAAATGTTTCCTTCCACATTTTTACATTTTTTATCATATTAGTTATAAAAAATAATGAATAAATACCACACTCAGTATCTTCTTTTTGATGTTCGTGTGGATGTATTTCATCAAAATCTAATTCAATACCTAATAACGTAGCTTGTGATTGTACTTTTTTACAAAATTTTTTTATTTGTTTTGGTACTTTTTCACCAACACTATCAAAATAATATATTGTTTTAGATTTTATATCTATAAATAAGGATACCCAATGAGAACCACCTTTGTAGTGAGGGTCTAAATTAAATATTACACCTATTTTATTTAAATTTCTTTTTAATAATTTATCTAAATTAAAATTACATAATTCTTCCCATACACATTCTCCGTATGCCATTTGTGCGTCATAATCAATTGGTGAAGGTCCAATAAATTCAAAATTTTTATATTTTTTTTCATATTGTTTCATTACTTTACTTATATCTATACTACTTAACCATTCATTCGGGTTTTGTTTCCATTCTTTAGGTGCGAATGGTGCGAAAAATTCATTTATAAGTTTTTTTTTATTATCAAGTTTATTTAATAATTTTCTCATCCAACATGATTCTTGTCTGCATGTATATTGTAATTTTTCCTTCAAGTTTTTCCATATGTTCGTATTATCGGTGTAATTAATTTTATCTTCAGGGTGTTTTTTATTCCATGCGCTTTTTAATTTATCTAAAATTTCTCCTGTATAACAAGTAAAACCAGATGATGCGTTGACATTTATATTACATGTATCTTTTATAAAATCATCATTCTTTTTATTTTTTTTTGTTGTTCCCTTTTTACCTTTTCTTTTTTTTATTTTCTTTGTATCTTTTCTTGTTCTTCTTTTTGGCATATATAATATAGTAATTTTTTATATATTATATATTTTTTTATTTTTTACTTCTTTGTACTCTTGTATGATTGTTAAATATTTCGATAGAATTACTTGATTTATCTGGATTAAAAGGTTTAAAATCCTGTGTATTAAACAATAAAGGGTGATTTAATTCACTATTTGGTATATCATTGTTTACTCTTACAGTTGGATTATACAAGTTACTTTTTGAACTGGGTACATATACAGATTGATTACAATTTTGTAAACCAAAGTAAGTATTTCTTAAATTATTTTCTAAATCTATATTTTTAATATACCCAGAATATGGTCCTTTATCATTTCCAGGATTAAAAGTTTCTGATACTTCATAGAAATTTCTATTTTCTGATATATTGTTTGTGGGTCTTACATTTAACGCAGGAAACCTAACATATTTTGTTGGAACAGCTCTAAAAGAGAATTGACTTTCTAATTGTTGATCAGGTATATTACGTTGAAAAAAACCGTCATTTATATTTTGACGATTAGCATCTTTACATAAATAAAATCCATCTACTACACCATGCATTTTTTCTTGATCCATATATAATTTATATAATATATTTTTATATAAATTATTAATAATTCATATTTGTTTGATAGATTACATAAAATATAAATAATCCATAAAAATTCTTTGAGAATATATCTAGTATGTTATAACATGTGTTTTTTACTTCAAAATTAAATAATGCTGCTATTCCATAAAATGACCATATAACAAATAAGAAATTGTATAAATAAATATTAGTTGTGTTATCTCCTACATAATTATCATTTATAACTTTAAATGATAGATAAAAAAATAGAAATCCTAATGGAAAACTAATGTATTTAGATAAGTATTCTAATTCTCCCAATAATCCAAAAAACAACATTAAAAAATTATAAGTAATTAATTCATATATTGGTTTCTTTTCATTTTCTATAAATTTTTTTGAATCTATCTTATTCTTTTTTTCCTTTTCTGTATTATATTTCATATACATTGCTGTTGATATCAACATTAATGGTGTTGTAATATTCCAATCAATATATCTAATTAACGTTACGTTATCAGGAATGTTACTTAAATTATTAACTAACCAATAATAAAAAACAAATTCTACAAATTGAACAAATGTTTCTAATTTTAATATGTCTCCTAATATTGCGTCTTTTTCTTCTAATTCTATAAATAGTCCTAAACTCCCAATTGTACCTGTTAGTAATTGAACTACTAAAGATATATAGGCGGTATAGATTAATAATTTTTTAGGGTCCATATATATAGTAATAAAATGAAAAAAATTTATGAAAATATTTTTGATTTTACTATTTTTACCCTCTACATTTTGTATATTATAATTGTTTATACCATATACACATCTCAAGATGGTTTTCTAAAAGGACCATTTAGTGAAAAGAAATTAAGAGAATATTTAGATAATTTACAGGTATTTTTAAGAACATTTGTTGTCTTTATTTTATTAATTAGATTTAATCCATTATCTAATATAAATTTTACAGAATTTGACAGGAAAATTGTATTTACAACTGCTTTCTTTTTAATTAGTACCACGGGTATTAATGAACTTATTATGTCAAGTGATTATATTAGTCAAAATTTGAAAAATCTATACTCTTTAGTTATATAATGAATAATGTTTTTGAAAAACATAAAATTATAGTAATTATGGCTGGTGGAGAAGGAAAACGAATGAAATCTTCTTTACCCAAAGTATTACATAAAGTAAATAATATTCCAATGATTGTAAAAATTTTACATGAAGCACTTATGATATCACCTAGAAAGATATTTATTATTGTAGGCAAACATAGAATTTTAATTGAACGGGCTATCAATGAACATATTGATAGTGATATTATTGAATATGTTGATCAATTAGCCCCTTTAGGAACTGGACATGCTATTATGGCATGTAGAAAAAGACTTATTAAATATAACTATTCTGATGTTCTTATATTATCAGGTGATGTTCCATGTATTACTAGTTCTACTATATCTAAAATGTTTAAAAACAATGATAAATGTAAAATTGCTGTATTTGAAAAAGAAAATCCTTATGGTTATGGGAGAATTGTTACAAAAGATAATAAATTTGTAAAAATTGTTGAAGAAAAAGATGCGAATGATGAACAAAGATTCATAAAACTTGTTAATTGTGGTTTATATTCTTTTGATTGCGCAACATTGTGTAAATATTTACCATTTTTAAAAAATAATAACAAACAATTTGAATATTATTTAACTGATATTATCGAGATTATTAAAAGATTTGAAAAGATAAATATAAATATGTATCATATTCCATTGGTTAAATATATAGAAGTAGCTGGTGTTAATACACCAGAACAACTTGAAGAAGTTAATAAATATTTAGAAGCATTAAAAATCTCTTATTAATTTTAACATTTGTTTTGAAGCAATAATATCAATATCTTTTTCATCTTGTCTTTTACTTTCATGTTCATAATTTATATTTCTTAAAAAAATAGCATTTAAATAATTTACAAATAAAGTTTTATCAAACCTTATTATTGAACTATTTAGAAATCTTGAAAATAAGTCATTTAATGACAAAGAATATACATATGGTTTCACGTGTATATAATATACGTTTTCATGGTTCATATATCTATGTTTTTGGTCATCTATAAAGCATACTTGAGTATCTAGTGGCATTTTAGTACATTTAACTAAATCATCATATGTTTTACTATTAGTTGTACGCATCTTTTCAATTATTTCTCCATTTACCATAAAAGCACATATTACATTATCAAAAATTAAACCATTACATTTCGTTTGCAAATAATTTTTTATGCGTGTTGTCCATAATTTAGGTCCTTGATTATTTGTATATATACATATTTTATCTATTTTACCCAATTCTTTTTGTCTCGTTAAATAATTAAATATTCCACATATATCGGGTCTTAAACAAACATCGTATAAATTCATTATTGAATTAAAATTTGATTGTGTTAATTTTTTATTTAAAAATATTTCTATAGATTTAAATAGTATTGATAATTGAGAAAAATATCCTAATGTACCATCCATATCAAATACTACTATTCTTTTAGTCATAATATATGAATATATTATTATATTTACATATATTATTAGAATTATGTCAGCATTAACAACAGATGATTATAAAACAGTTTTAAAATATTATGAAAAAAATATTCCTACTGATAAAAATAAATTGAAAAGAATTGCTGAAGATATTATAGCAGAAAAATTATGCAATTGCGTTAATAAAATTAATAGAACATATACTGAAGAACCCAAAAGTATTGGAATATGTAAAAATTCTGTTTTGAAAAAAAAGAATTTATCAATATATAAATTTAAATGTGCTAAAAAAAAGGCATATTTAATAGGTAAAACTCGTTCTAAAAAGCTTGTGAAAAGAGGAACTATTTCTCTTTCAAAAAAAACTAGAAAGCGTAAAAATAATAATTAATAATCATATTTTATTAATTTAAATAGGTCAATATGTGTAATATTTATGTTCTCTACACTATAACAAGGTATCGTTTTACTATTATCAATTAAAAATCTCTTTTTATTTGATATATATTTCCAATACCATTTTTTTATATTTTCATTATACAACATCATATCATATATAGATACTCGAAAAGTCAACATTATTGATATATTATCATAAATTTTATTTAACCAATCCAATTGTTTTATTACCAAGTTATATTCGTATCTATAAGTACTATCCCATGAATATATTTCACGTAATATATCAATTGGTACCTTTTTTAATATATATTCAGGAAACATATATAATTCATTAATTCTTTTTTAAATAATTCATAACGGATAATAATACCTTTTCTTGATTATTTAATTTACGAAATATTAAATTTTCATCTACTTTCAATTGAAAACAAGTATTGCGTCTACCATAATTATTTTTACATATTAGATAAGTACCGCCTTCTCTTAATTCTATATCACATATTGTAGCACCTGACTTTAATCTTATCTCATTGGGGTTCAATAAATTTATCCATCTTATATAAGACCCACATTTAAAATGGGGTATTTCATCAATATATACATAGTCTTCTAGTTTTTCTAATATTTCATCTTCGTAATCTTCTGATAATTGTAATTCTTCTATCATAGTATTTTTTATTTCTTCTATTTTTTCACTTGTCAAATTCATTATATATGAATTTTCTTCATTATCTAATGCTGTTTGCAATAATTCCATTGTTTCACTATCATTTTCACTATCATTTTCATTATTTATACTCATGCTTATAAATAATGATATAAATTATTTTTATTTACATTTAAAATTGATTTTATTAACCTTATTAATTATATTGAGAACAACTATGGCTTCATTTATGAATAATAAAGATAACCCTCTTCCTTCAGCACCACCTCAGGAAACAGATGATAATGATGATGATTGTCCTTTATGTTTAAATAAGCTAGGTAATAATGATTTTGTAGTAACTAAATGTAACCATAAAATTTGTTTGTCATGTTTTATGGATAACTACAATAAATCAAGAAATGGACATTTATGTCCGCTGTGTAGAAATAAGGTTATAAATACTAGAAGAAACATTTATGTTTCAAGATCAAGAACAACATTTGAAGCTACTCAATTACTATACAGCATGTTTGATCTAAATAATGAACAGTATCCAGTATTTAAAGAATTAATAGAATTTATTGAATCAGGTAATTTAAGAAAGGATATATTTAAAGAAATATTTGGCAGACATATTATGGTAGAATTTATTGAAAATTATGTTAAAAATTTAAACATTACAAAGTAATACAACCACAAAAATATTTATATACTTTTTTATTTCTTTCCATTCTTTCATTTTTTCTAATACTTTCGATTTTTACAAATGACTCTTCGTTTGAATAACAATGCAAACAATATTTTTCCTTTCTTGTATCTAAATCACAAATCATTTTGTAACATAACATACATCTTCTCTCGGGAACTACTTTTCTACATATTTCACAACGATTCATAATATTTACTTAATTATATTATTATATTATATATTATACAATAAATATAATGCGGGATAAATGGAAAAAAAGAGAGTCAGAAGACTAAAACCTTTGAGAAGAAAACAAAAAGCCAAATCTAAATAAATATAAATAATATAAATAAATATACTTAAGTATTAAATGATATGTAAATTAACATGCTAAAACTAATATTATCAGCATTTTTTACCGTATCGTTACGTAGGTTTCAACCACTTCAAATCCCAAATAATAATTTTGTAAAAATGTCTTATGCTTTTCACAATCAAGATATAAATTCAACATATAATGACGCAGCACTTATTCCATTAGAACACTTACCTAAAAATGATTTTTATAAAAATTTCACTAATAATAATTATGGAAAAAAATATGGAGGTATTGTTTATCCACCAAAATAATCTAAATCTAAATAAATGTAGTTAAAAAATATATATATTTTTTTTAACTATATAATTACATCATCGCCCTAACAACTAATAAAAATACTGTTGAATGTACAAATAATCCAGCAGTTGTAGGACATCCTTTAGGATCGCAGATTTTTACTATTGAACCCAATAAACTATTTACCAATTTGTATGTCATTGGACTAGCAATAATAAAAAATATTACTGCTGAATAAAATGAATACCACCATTTCATGGTATCAGCATTATATGAAGCATTTTTTTCACCCATTATAATATTACGCAACAAAAAAACTTTATTTACTTAAATTATTAAATTATAACAAAACATACTTAACTTCTACTAATATTCATTGTTCTTAGTGCTTCAATTATTGCATTTCCTATTGCTGTAGCACCTTCGGTTGTTCCTAAATCATGAATTAGATTGTTAATAGGAATATTTCCTACATTATTTGCATTTTCATGATGAGGAGGTGTATAAGGTTCCTCTATCCATTGCTCACGACTTCTTCTTGGTCTTCCACGACCTCTTCTTGGTCTCTCATCCTCCACAACAGGTGGAAGCCATCCAGGTACTCGGTTTGCGTATTCCTCTCTACATAATGGACAATTTGTGCCAGCCGCATTTTGAAAATGCGAGAGAATACAATCACAACAGAATTTATGACCACACTTTGTTACCATTACATTTGCGTCACCCAATTCATCCCAACAAATACCACATGTTGTAGAATCGCTTACTGTAACATTTGTTGGTTGTGTATCAGATGGAGTTTCAATTTGAAGGTCTGGTCTTCGTAGGTCAGGCATTTCACCAGGATTTCTTAATTGGTTACTGCGAATTACATCCCTAGGGGGACTAATAACAGTATCAGTATCAGTATCACTCTCATCTTCACTATCATTATCTCCTCCTCTTCTATCCATATAATAAGGATGAGCACCGTCGGGAAACATTCCTTCGTGTAATTCTTTTAAGTCAAAAAGAACGCTAACACGACTCTGTAGAGAATCATCTCGGTTCTCAAAACAACTTTTTAAACCTGCATTATGGTTACGAGCAAACCATGCTTTAGGCAAAGCTTTCCAGTCACAGCTATTTACACTAATTACTTCTAGTGATGTTTCTGAATCGTAAAACTGTTGATGTAATCTTTCCATTTTGTCTCTCCACGCATCAGGTAAATCTTGGTTATTTTCAATACTATAACCAATATGTTTAAATGATTCAACATTTTCTTCAACTTCTACTTGTACCATTGGAAGTACAGATTGACTTATTTGATTTTCATACCACCAAGATATGCCGTACGCATCTACATTCTTAATGATTATACGCTTCCACCAATACTTACGATTTAGAGGGTCGTCCGCATGAAAGATAGGGTCGTAATCATTTTCAAAAATACATCTAGCACGAGCAACAATTTTAACTTCACAATTAGTAGCGTTGTGACCCGACATTCCACAGAAGGAACAAACCATTTTAATTTATATTACTTTTGAACTTAATCAATCAAATTAATTTATAATTATATGATTTTTCTAAATTTTAGAATCAATTTTTTTTAAATAGTTGGGAGGGGGTCTCAAAAACATGTGGCCTTAATTTTTATTTTCACTTTATTTCATATTTATTTTAAAAAAATTGATTTGCTTTGATCATTTTTCTGATAAGCTAAATAACAACAAGTAATAAGCAATAAGCAATAATGTCCGCAATTACCCCAACCACATTCGAAGCTACCTTCACCCGCACTGATGTTCGTGAGCATCTCCGCAAGAAGTGTGCCTCTAATTTCCTGAAGAAGATGACCGAGCAAGAGAAGAATAACCTCTACAATAGTGCTCCTAAGACCGTAAATGCTGAAGGTGAGCAAGTAGCTCCTAAGCCTCAAGATGAATTCAAGAGTTCTGAATGGATTTCTGAAATCATCGCTTCATGGGACAGAACCGAAGCCCATTACATTCCTGTTTCTGTTATGGAGACAATTGTAATGAAGCCTGAAGCCATTGATGCCTTGAACCAGAAGTTCGAAGCTAAGGAAGTCGAGCGTGCCGAAAAGCTAGTCGCTTCTCAAGCTAAGAAGGCTGAGAAGAAGCTGGCTAATGAAGCTCAGAAGGCCGAGAAGAAGCTAGAGAAGCTCAGAGAACAGCTAGCAGCCATTGATTCTAACGCAGAACTTAATAACGAGGGTCTTGTCGTTGTAACTGACAACGACACTACAACTACCATGACTATTAAGGAGTATGCCAAGGAATTCAAGTCCCAGCAAAAGCTAGAAGCTAAGGAAGCTGCTAAGGAAGCAAAGTTTCAAGCTAAGCTAGATGCTGCTGCTCACAAGCTAGAAGCCAAGGAAGCTGCCAAGCAAGCCAAAATTCAAGCCAAAGAAGCTGAGAAGGCTGAAAAGAAAGCCGCCAAGGAAGCTGAGAAGGCTGATAAGAAGCTTCGCAAGTCTGTTATTAAAGATGCTGTTAAGTATATTACTGACAGTGATAAGCGTGTGCTTATTACAGATAACGCTGAATGGCTAGCAGCTAATGGTATTACAGCAACCAGTGTAGAAGAGTATCTAGCTCTAATTACTTCTAAGGAATACAAGAAGCTACTTGATCAGTGTGAAGGTCAGCTTGAGAAGATGAGTTGGTACCAAAATAACCACGTAGAGAATAATGAGTAAGTTTTAAGATTTGTTTTGTAATTTAATTAATTAACCCTTTTTTGTTTTACACATTTGAAGTTTTATAATGGAACAAAATATAATAAAAAAGATATAAATAATTATTATTAACAATGAATAGTTGTCGATCTATAATGCCTTGTTCAATTTGTTTAGAAAAATTCACAAAGACTATTGTAATTGAGTTAGATTGTGGTCATGTATTACATGAAAAATGTTTGATATCTTTAATAAAATCAAGAAATAGAAAATGTCCATTATGTAAAAAAAGAATAATACCAAATATATTTTTGGAATAATTTTTGTTCCATTTTAAATCTTCAAGGGTCTAATATTTTAAAAATATGATTTCTATTCTTTATAATTAAGTTCTTTTTTTATTTTTTCTATACAATTAACTATTGGTATTTGTATTATATTATTTTTTGAATGTTTACAAATAGCTTTATAAAATATATTTTGTTCTTTATTGAATGATAATTCAATTATTTTTTTATTTGATGTCCATATACAATGTATTAACGCAGCACCATGTGGTGCTATTATTATATCATTATTAAGAAAAATTTCTATTTGTTCTTTCAAATTTAAATGCTCCAAATATACAATACCGTTAAATTGATATTTACTATCTATGATTTCCTTTAATGGAATTAATAAATTCTTTATATTTCTAACTTTTTTATCACGATCAATTATTACTATATTTTTTCCATTGGTTTTTTTTTCTTCAACACTTAAACGCTCTTTTATGAATTTTGAAAATTTGAAAAGCCAATAATTAATTTCATCATATGTAAACATAGCATCTTTTTTTAAAGTTGTTCTTCCGCAATGATGTTCTATATGATTCCAAGGTGTCCTATAACATGTTTTTGTTAGTAAAACTCCTAAGCTATAAAAATAACATCTATCTATATAAAAACTATCATTATTTGATAAAAAAAATTCAAATATATCATTACCATTTGAAATAGTATTTAAAAGTCGTCTTTTAATGCTACTACCCTTCCAGTTTTTATTTTTATAATCTAAATCTACTCTCTGGTTTTCATATTGTTTCAATTCTTTTTCTATTATAAAATATTGTATATCAGATTTTTTACTATCTTCTTTTATCTCACATTGTGCCCAATAATAAGCAAATAAATAATCTATTAACGCATGACAAAAACAAGAATGTAATGTTTCTATACAAAACATAGTTGGTACTTTTTTTACATTTTCCGGAATTAATGAATTAAAAACATTTATGTCACTTATACATGTGTAATTATTAATATATTTTTTATAAATATTATCATTATCTCCTAAAATATAAAACTGTTTATTACAATATAACACATTTTCCTGCTTGAGTATATTTTTATTTAAAATACTATAACTCATATAATAAATAAATAAAAAAATTGATTTGTTTTACCATAAATATTATAATACAAAAAATGCTAACTCTACTATTGATTATTACTCTTATCGCACAAATTTATGCTATTGAACTTAATTATATAAATGTTATAAATTATTCTAACGCTTCTGAATCATGGACAGCACGTAAAATCACTACAAATATACCTATTTATACTTTTAATATTACTGATACTGATAATAGTGATAATAATAATGAAAATGACAGTTATTATAGAGAAAACAAATATGATTGGATTATTTACACTATCTAATATTTAGAATATAGTTTATATAATATTTTTTTATCATAGTATATTAATGAACTCTGTTGTAAAAGACTCAATCGTTGGGGCTATTATGTTTGGAGGACTGGCATATTTATCTGATAAATTTAAAAACAAATCATATTATTTTAAAATTATTGCGTTTGTATGGGCAGCACCATTTACATATTTTTATCTTTTATATATTACATCTAGAGCGGGTAAGAAATCATTAGATGGGTTTAACGCACACGCATTAATTGGTACATTAGCAACCGCATTTTTAATTGGTTTATATATGTTTTTAAAGGATTATACACATATTGATAATATTATTGCAATAACCTTTATATTAACCTTCATTTTTACTTTTGGTTATTATTATTTTAAGATATTTGAAAAAATTTAAAAAGATAACACATTATTATATATGGGTCTATTAATTAGCATATGTGATGATTGTATTAAGCCAAATATTCAAGATACACAGGAGGATGAAGTATTAGTTAGAACATGTTTACCTGGAGGAAAATCCTTTTTAACTAAGAGAAAAACATCAAGAATGGGTAATAAAGTAGAAATGCCTTATGAATTGTTAGATCAAAACAAAAAGTCACTTGAAAAGAGAAGGCCATCTTATTTACATTAATTAATATAATAGAAACAATAATTTTTATTATATTGAGAGAACTTTTCATGTGTTTATATGCAAAAAAAAATGATTTGTTTTGCGTAAATTGGCCTATTAGAAATATGAATTACAACCTAACGGATATGTCAAATTTTACACAAGAGTACGCACGTGTCGTCCAGGAATCTAACCGTTGTTTTAACAGCGAGTTAAATATCAAGGACCACCAAGTTAACGGCACCAAATGGTGTGTCGATAGAGAAAGTTCCGGTGAATCTGGGGCGTTTATCGCCGACGAGATGGGTCTTGGCAAAACCGTTATTATGCTAATGACGATGTTGATGTCTCCAAAAAAACTAACCCTTGTCGTTGTTCCTGCATCTCTACTATACCAGTGGTCTCAGCAGATCAAGCGAGTTACTGGTCATGACGCCCTCCTTTATTACAGTCATAAGAAGAAAAAAATAACACATGAGATGTTGATTTCTAACGGTACAGTTGTTACAACTTATCATAGTATTTCCGTTTTGAAAAAAAATAAAAATCTGCCTTCTACAAATCCGTTACACGCTATTCAATGGGATCGGGTCATTTACGATGAAGCTCATCACCTTCGCAACCGCAACGCTTTATGGCATGGGGCTACTAAGGTTAATAGTGCTTTCTCTTGGATGATTACCGGTACTCCCATTCAGAATAAACTTACCGATTTTAAAAACATGTGCTCTATCGCTAGTGTTTCACGTTCAGAGGCCTCTGTTCTCCGCCGTACAAAGCTACAGGTCGGTATTAAGTTGGCACCGCCTATCTTTCATAATATTACTGTTGATTGGTCCGGTCCTGAAGAGCTTGCTTTGGCAAAGCAGATACATTGGACCCTCAGATTTCCTGGAACTATGGTTGAGAGAATTGTACGTATGCAACTCTGTAAGCAGGCATGTATCTATCCACAGCTTCTACAGAACAACCAGCGTTACGTCGGTACCAATATCTTAGAACGGTCAGGACCACATACGTTGGATACCGCTTACAAACAGCACTCTAAGCTTGATTCCGTTGTGAATACTATCTTCCAACGAAAACGTAACGGCAACGGAAAGCTTGTTTTCTGTCAGTACAGACATGAAATGACAACACTAAAATCCCTCTTAAATTCAAAAAATATATCCGTTACATTGATTGACCCTACCATTACATCTAAGCAAAAGCTATCAATACTTACAGCCAACTCCCTCCCAGATAATTCTTACATTAATCGTTTGCCTATTGAACTCACACGTCTTATTAATTCCTATTTGAAAACCGACGTCACTATTCTTCAAATCCGTTCCTCATGTGAGGGTCTCAACCTACAAGACAATTACGCCGAGGTATATTTCGTTGGACCCGCTTGGAATCCTAGCGTTGAAGCCCAAGCCATCGCTCGATGCCATCGCATCGGACAGAAGAAGCAGGTCGAAGTTTTCCGCTTCTACATGGAGAAGTTCAAGCAAGAAGGTTTTCCTCCTATCATGACTTCTCAAGGCTCCCTGGTTAATTACTACAATATGGACCAGTATATTCTGAGAAAACAGGATTTGAAGAGAACTATCTCTACTAACTTCTTCGAGGAGCGAAGAGTTATTGCCTAATTTTAAATTTATAATTTTAACATATGTAACTACTTTTTTATTTGATTAACATTTCCCTCCCTTCGATAAGTTTTCTGCCGCCCACAACGGCTGCAAATTCGTATAGTGAAAACATTTTTTATGAATTTGTGCATGAAAATTGTTCATTAAATTGTTTTCGTGCGTCAATTGCCATTTGTTTTGCTTCTTCATATCCATATTTTTTTACAGCAAAGGTTTTTGTATATTCCTTATCATTTTGTTTTATTCTGGCTTGCCAACATTCATCTTTTTGCGTAAAACGTATTCCTAACATATGATTGTCTGTTTTATTATATTTTTTTGGAGGTCCACGATTATTATTATTTTGTTTAGATGTAGTCTCTCTCAAATTAATTAATCTATTATCTAATGGATCTCTATTGATATGATCAGTCATTTTATACCCTGTAATATATTTGTGAAATGATGCCTCCTTATAATTATTTGTAATCATCGCATAATATTCAGCATTTGGATTTCCACCACCTTTTGTAGAACATAAATTATATTTTTGACAAATATCCGCAAATTTAATATCTGTCTTCATTATTAAACCTTTTGTTAAAGTGACTTCTATTGTAGTGTCATCAATTATTCGTATCATATTTCTGGTTAAATTATTTTCATTAGAAATATTATTTAACCATTTTATTGCTTCAGCATTTGCATCATCAAAAATATCTGTTGAAAATGATTTTGATTTCAACTTATTATTAATTGAAATACGTGCTTCATAATGTGACGCATCTGTTTGTGTATTTTGTTTATATAAAATACTTCCAGGAGGTTTTCCTAATTGCCAATTTCTGTTATTCATATCTAATTCATATACAGGATATTCTTTATTTATACCATTATTTTTACAATTTTCTTTAACTTTTTTTACACATGATTTACAACGATTATCTAATTTATCTTTAGTTCCCGAATGTTTACTAAACATATTAACTGGATATACACTTTCGCATTTACGACACATCTTCTCATTCATTATATATATATAATATATAGTGAATATATTTAAGTTCATTTAGTTCCAATTAGTTTATAAAACCACCACCGCCGCCACGCAAACGCAACACAAGGTGAAGGGTGGATTCCTTCTGGCACGAAAGATGCTGTGGTTTTCTATCCCACAACAAAGGACTATACCTTAAGGGTTCATCGGTCTTGGGTAGACCTCACCCCCACACA